AGAGGACGGACACCCTCGGCGACACAACGGTCAGAGAGGACGGACACCCTCGGCGGTTTCTAAAGGATTGTACCATAAACAGTTCTATTCCATTAGCTCTATCAAAGAATTTACTTATTTGAGCAAACTTAATAGCACATGGCAAAGCGTGCTTCTCTACGAGGGGTACGCTTATTTTGTGCCTTTGAGTGTTTTAGGTTCTCCACGAGAGTTTAAAACATCGTAAAGATAAGTGTAGCTATGAGCGAGCGAACCTTTGGTATGACAAAGCAAAAAGCATACAAGGGTGTGAGTAATACCAAATAAATTATTCTGTAACTATTTGCATAAGAAATAGTAGGTGTAGAATGCCCTAAACTCGATTGAGTAATTCTCGGCGGCGGCGTCACTGTTAGAGCGTTCGCAGGTTTACACAAACCTAAACTTGGCTTGAGGAAATGTGAAAATTAACTTGATTATTACTCAATATGAGTGTATATATCGAGGGCACTCAAAATAACCACTGAGTGCCCTTTAATATATGCTCTACGGAGCAAATTTTTAAAATAAGGAGATTGCATTATGAAAACATTAACTGAGTTATACGATTCTATCGTATCGAAAATTGCAGATATCAACACTGCAATCAAAGACAAGGACGCTATGAAGCGTGACAAGCTCTTTTATGAGCTTGATGAGCTTGAGAAGGATTATGCTCACACTAAGAAACTTCAGGAATATGACAAGTTTGTAGCTTGTGATTTTCCCGTAAAGGAGCTTATTCTTAAAGAGCAGTACACTGTGCTTGGTCATAAAACTGAGCGTTCAAAGGAAACTCACATCATCACAAAATGCAAACTTGATGAAAAAGCTAAGAAGAAATTTGATTTACTGGATTTTTGTAAAGCAAAATCAGAAGAAGGTAAGCTGAGTGACCACTGGGCTTTAAGTCTTGAAAAATTATCGCTCATCTGTGCGCTAAAATGGACACTTGAAGAAACGAGCGGTGCGGAGCAGGCTGCTCAGTTAAAGAAACTGAGAGATTGTTACTATATTGACGAGGCAGCTCGTACTGTGGAATTTTTGAAAAATGCCAGTGATAAAGATATTGAGGGTGTTGCTGTTCCTACATCTATGACATCTATGACTAAGCTGTTACAGTCTATTGTTGACGAAACTCTGTTTATGCCTGATAAAAAAGGTAAAAATATGTTGAAGGTTACAGGTCATCAGGTAAAACAGTTTATGAACCTGTTCACTAAGCGTGGTAAAAAGTGGGGCTCTCTCTCTGCTGCTCAAGGTAGAGAGTTTAGAGAAAATTTTTATTCAATGATGAGATGTGTAATCGAAGGCAGGGGTTTTGCGCTTGAATACGAAGGTGCAAAAAATTCTGATGATGAAGATACAGAAACTACAGATAAACAGAAAACTACCAACACGCAAGATTCTGATAAACCTGAAGATGCAAACACAGTAACAGAAACTACAGATGAACAGAAGTAATATCTAAGTACACTCGTTTAGCGGTTGCGAGTCAAAACAAAACCGCTGCCAAAGCGTATGCTTATTTTTAAGGAGGTTTAGTAATGCGTCCACAAAAACATAAGAAATTGACTAACCTTGAGCTTGCTATAATGACAGTAGGCTATTGTTTAGCAGGAGCTCTAAGTTTGATTGGCTTGTACTGGTTTTGCAAACTGATAGTCTTAATTGCACTATAGGAGGAATACCGACGAGTCAAAAAGATAAGCTTGAAAAACTTCTTGAGTGCTACGGTCTCTCATGGGGTGAGTTAAGTACATTAAATGATGCACAAATCAAAGCCATTGAGGTGGCTTATTATGACCGCTATGGCGAAAATATCGCTATAAGCTTTGATTTCTAAGGAGGTGAAAAGATGGGAGTTGTATGGGTGGAAAATTATGCGTATGAATATGCTGCTAAGTTTCTTCATGACAAAGAAGTAACTTTTGAAGCCACTCGTCCCGATAGGGGTTCAAGCAGAGTAAGGCTTGAATTTCCGAAGCTGTCTCAGAAAATGTCTGAGTTGCTTATGACTAAGATTTGCCATAAGTCAAGACAGTACGCAAAACTCGAATAGAAATTATGTTCGCTTGAACAGTCGTGTAAAAAATGGTAGAATATTCCTGAAGCGTGATTATATCACGGCAAGATAAACGATGTTTGTCAATTAATAAAAAGAGAGGGAATGTTCTTGAGTAACAACACGGTTGATAGCAGCAACCAGAATACACCACAAGAGTCTATGCACGGTTTGGGTGAAGTTCTGCGTAAACAAATATCTCAAAATCTAAATAAGTCGGCAGACGAGTTTGTAGAAGATGTGCGAGGGATGGATGCGTACACAGATGCAATAGTTTTCTTAAGTAAATTTGCAAGCAAAGACGAGGATATCTCACTTGCTTCGTTAGACTTGACACCTAACTATTCCAATTCTGTAATAATTCGTTCTAAAGACGGTATGCCGATTGAATTCCGCATGAGTGATATTGAGGCGTTCTGTAAAATTGCGTTGAACAGTACACTAATCTCATTTTCAGTAAATGATAGTGGAAATTTAGAACTGTGTTTGAATTTTGCTGCTTATAAGCCAAAAGATTAAGTACACTCGTTTAGCGGTTGCGAGTCAAAACAAAACCGCTACCATAAAATCACTCTTTTATAAGAGTGACAAAAAGTAAATATAAACCAATTAAGTGTATGCGATAGATTTTTGCATACACTTTTCTTTTGCCTAAAAAGAGGTGGTTAGAGTGTACGAGAGTGTCAAAACAATACAAGATATTCGTGATGAACATATTGATGTATTGAGGGATTTTGGTGTAAAGGTTACATCTCAGATTGTGCGAACAATCGAAACCAAGACAACCGAAATTGCGATTGAAAATTACTGTCGTATTTTAATAATTAAACGATTAGAACAGTATACCAAAAGTTGATGTTTGGTAATGCATTTTGTAAGGAGGTGGTTTTATGTTGAAGGTTGGAGATAAGGTTAAAATACTTCCGACAATACTAACAAGCTATCCTGATTTTCCGTATGTAGGAGTAGTAGGCAGAGTGTGTGCCGTGGTAAACAGTGATGTGAATATAGGTGTTGAGTTTTCGACTCCTTGCGATTACTTACACAACTGCGACGGAGCAGCTGAGTCCCATTCTGGCTGGTGGTGTCTTAGGAAAGAGTTGGAATTTATACCTGATGATAATTTGCCAGATATTTGGGAATATATCTAACATATGAACAATTTTAGGGAGGTTATAAAGTAAATTATGTTGATGGTAAAACACAATATCACAGTAGAAGGAGATTACAAAAATGGCAGGCAGAACTATTAGTAAGGAACTAAAAGCCCAGATTGTGTCGGCTTATAGACAAGGCGAAAAGATGAAAGACATAGCTGAATTGTATGGGGTATCATATCCCACTGTTTCTAAATTAGTTAGAGCATCGGTTAATTCATCTGTTAGTCTTGTAGGCATTAAAAAGGCGTGCCCTAAGTGTGGTAAAGATAAACACGAAGTGGGTTCATATTATTGCTCACATTGTGGAGCAAACATTATGACAGAAGATCAAAAGTTGTCAAGAGAACTTGACAATATTGCAAAAACAATTCGTTTTTGTTTGCCACAAGCAAAAGAATCCGATAGAGAGAAGATTGATAATTATGTTGCAGTTTTAAGAGAGGCAGCATTAAAAGTAGGAGGTGAGGGGTGATATGACGGTAATTGCAAAGAATGGTCACTTTGAAGTTATTGATGAACATGGCAATGTGTTGTGTTCGGGTGATACCGAAACAGAAGCTGTTGAAGCGTATGAAGAAATAGGATTTGAATAATGTAACATTTGCTTGCTTTATTTAATAAAGCCGCCTTACTTAAAGTAAGGTGTTAGAAAGGTTAGAGAGAGGACAGGGATACAGGCTGAAGGCGAACCCGGCGTGGACAGCTTTGACTCAGGATGTCGTCAGGCAACTAAAGTTCTTACACAGAAAGGACTTTTCCCGAGACCAAACCCAAACGGAAAAACCACATAAAAAGATTACTTTAGTAGTCGATAAGAGCAGAAACCCAAAACGAAAAAAAAAAAGCTTCATCTACAGACTCTTCTCAAGTTCCATCTTTATTTAAGAAATGTTACAGCGCCCCTTTAGATAGGGGTGAGCGGTTACAAAACTACTACCTCCTCGTGGTGTAACTGGGTAAAGCTAAAGTAGAAATAAATTAAAGTGCCATACGAGGCAGAAAGGAGTCACAAAATGACTGTAAAAACATTAAACAATGTGATGGTTATTGAAGCCAACTTTTCAATGGAGGAACTTTTTAAAGTTTACAAACACAAGCCGGATGTGTTGTCCTTAAAGGATGACGATGGCAATATGCTTTTCGCTGTAAAGCCAAGCGAACACAGAGAGAGTTTTAGCGATTGCGGAATTTCTTTTGTAAGTAATTCTTACACAGCGCCAAAGGCATCAATTACAATTCCTCTCCCATCAGAATCTGCCGACAACACAAAGGTGTGGATTGCAGAAAACTTTGGTTCAATTCTGACAAATCTTGAGCAGATTGAAAGAAATGTATCAGAAGCTTGTATTGATATTGATGCAAACATTGCAAAAATTGTCGGCTCAATTGTAACAGCGTAAACAAGGAGGAAATAATAATGAAAAGCATTAAAGTTCAGAACAATCTTAAGTCAAAAACAATCATTGGCAACCCAGATGAAATGACAGTTCAGCAGGCTTTCAATGAAGCCCAGCTCGAAATGGGTAATGGTATTCTCAATCTTAATGGTGTTGTGGTATCTACACAGGATGTCAACAGAACGCTGTCTGACATTGTTGGCACAAGAGATACATACATTCTTGCATCGGTTGTCAAAGCTGATTGTGCATAATTTGATTTGAAACAAGGGAGAGTACGCTCTCCCTTTGGCATTTGCATTGTCGAAAGACTGCTTTACTTAAAGTAAAGTATTAGAAAGGTTAGGAGCAGAAGACTCATCAGGCGAGAGATGCTGATGGATGCGAGGTGAATGAAATGCACGGTGACGAATACGAGGAGTGGCGACTATCTCACAAACCCAAGGGTTACAACTGAAAGGAGCTTACGAATCCGTGATTTGTTGCAAAAACAGCCACATAAAAGCTAAGGATTACATCAACCAATTCCAATGCCAAGTTTCCACCCGGCGTCTTCTTGCTGCCACAATTGTATTTAGAAATGCCAAAATCTAAGGAGGAATAGAAGTGGATTTAATTACAAATTTATACACACGAAGTTGTTTTGATAGCCGTCTTAAGTTTGAAGATGATTGGCCCAAGATAATCGAAACATTTGTCAAATGTGTTTATGAACCTTATTACACTAAGAACGGTGATTTGCCATCTATATTTTTTGGTTGTGTTTTCGGGGCACGGACACCACAGAGAACCGCAACAGACAAAGCTGTTTATATATGGTATAGTCACACAGAACCCACTATGGAGGAAATTAATAAGAAATTTAACTGTAGTGTGAAATCGTATGAGAATTATGATAAGTATTGTGAATCAACCCATAATAAATCAAAAGGATGGGTTGGTGACAATCAGTATATTTTTTGGGTAGAACCGTTTTATAAACAACTTATAGAATACACGATAGCTGTTTTTCTTATTCCGCTGTTTGACTTTATTTGCACAGCAAAAGAGATCAAAAACAAATTCAAACCAATTGTTGATGAAATAAGCCAAGGCTTGGATGATAAATTGTTCGAGTTAGCCGAGAAAATTTCAGAAGAAAAAGGATTATTGAAGGTTGTGTTAAATGCTCAAATTACCGATCTTGCACAATATAAAAAGAAACGCACTTTTGATCGACTACACGAAAGAATTAAGGATTATGAATCGGATTATAGACATCTTGTAGCAGATGCAGCAAGGGTTTACGAAAACTTGTTGGATTGCAAAAAACAATTATCATTATATAACGACAATGATAATGATAATGCTGCATTGATAGATATGCTTACAAACAACAGTGCGATTTCTGATGTGAAAATTAATGGAGGAGTCCTTGAGTTTGTAGTATGTAACCCGATTACTCAGTATGATGAGGATGCTTTTGCCGAAATATTAAAATCAGAAAATTCCACTATTAATAATATGCCAAGCGTAGGTAAGGATGTTTTATGTTGGATGGTTGATGGCAGAATTGATTTATTAACCGAATGTAGAATCTGTATAAATCTTGATAACAATTCTTTTGATGCTTATGAGACAAATCTATACGGTTATATGCCTCATCCTCATTTGGCTTTATTTAATTGTTTTGGGGGTTTTAGAATAGATATTGCAACTGCATTAGCAGAAGGCAATATCTGCTATGCAATACAGCTTATTCTTACTGCGTCACAAAATTTGAATTTTATGGATTCTACGGTGATGCACCAATTGGGAACTCTGCTCAATGAGGCAGACTACTCGTGTATTATGGATAAGGAGTCTGGAGAAGTTATGACAGTAGACGAATGGAACGAAAGGAGAAAATAAAATGCAACTTTTAAAGATACCGACAGGTATGAAAACACCTACAATATCTTTCACTCCATTAGCTTTTGCCAAAATGATGATGCTTGTTGAGGTAAATGACAAAGAAGTGGGGTGGCATGGCACAGTCGAAAGGCAAAACAATAACTTTGTTGTTACTGATATCTTTGTATATCCTCAAGTAGTTACTCCAACAACCGTTGAGCCTTCTCAGGAAGAGTATAACGAATGGCAGACTGAGTTACCAGACGATATACATAACAGTCTTAGATTTCACGGGCATTCTCATGTAAATATGAGAACATCGGCGTCATCTGTTGATGCTAAATTTCAGGAAGACATCGTGAAAATGATTGATAATACTGATTTTTATATCTTTATGATTATAAATAAAAAAGGTGATTTTAATATATATCTTTATGATGGTGTGCTTAATTTAGCATATAAGTCTACAAGTAAGGATGCTCAGCCTGAGATAACATTAAACACAAATAATATTCAGTCGTTTGGAAAAATACTTTGTGTTTCACCTGAAGTTTACGACACATTGATGTCGTTCAAGGAAGAATCAAAAGATATGGTTACAGAACCAAAACCAGTATCGTATTCGTATTATGAATATCCTTACAACTACGGTAATACTGGTGTAAAAAGCCAGAGTTCCGTTAAACTATCTATTGTAGAGATTCAAGATATGTTTGGTGTTTCTTATTTGGACGCCAAAGATGTACATGATGAGTTGAGTAGTCTTGTACATAAAGGAGTGATAACTAACGATAGGCAGTCATTGATTGAACAGGCAAGCTTGTATATAGATTAAGGAGGTCTTACGAAATGGATTTAAGTAAATTAGGAGATATTAACCCATATCAGAAGGAGTTGTCAACCGCTATACATATAATTGGATGCGGAAGCGTAGGTAGTACGCAGGCAGAGCTTCTTGCAAGATATGGCTTTTGCAAGTTTAAATTATATGATTTTGATTTCGTTGAAAGTAAAAATCTTTGCAATCAGATGTTTTTTAATTCTGATTTAAACCACAACAAAGCAGAGTCATTAAAAAACATCTTGCTTTCTGTTAATCCGGATATCGAAGTTCAGGTGTTTGATAAAGGCTATATTGATCAGAGACTTAACGGAATCGTAATTCTTTGTGCTGACAATATTGATTTGTGCAGAAATATTTGCAAGCAGAATAGACTTAATCCATATATAAAGGTGATGTTGAATTACCGTACTGCAAGATACGATGCACAGCACTATGCAGTAGAGTGGAGAGATAAACCAAGTGTGGATAATTTGATTAAAACAATGAATTTCACACATGAAGAAGCAAAAGCCGAAACTCCAGTGTCAGCATGTGGAGTAGAGATTGGTGAATCTATTGTTGTAAGAGATATTGTACTTAAAGGTACAACAAATCTGTTTAAATGGATTACCGAAAGAAAATTAAGCCCTTTGATTATATCTTCTCCATATAAATTTGACACGGTAGTAATGTAAAGGAGGGACAATTATGTGCTACTATGTGTGTTTGCCGAAAACCGAATCGAAGCCTAACATTTGGAGTTGGCTTGAAGGAGATATACACTCTCCGCAGTGGTTATGGGGTACTAAATCTGCGGCAGCCACAGTAACTCGCAGAGTTGATTTTATACCTGCAAGTGCAAAAGAAAAATACAATGTCAATTTTATTGTTGGCACATTGGATGCCTTTAATAAAAAATGGAGTCATCTTGGACAAGAAATTGAAAAACATTATTCTCATTTCTATATTCCAAAAAAGAAATTAGATGAATATGGCAGAGTTAAATGGAGAGAAATCTGTGCTCCGGATGAGGAATTATCTGAAGCATTGAAGGACTTAAAAGAGATTTTCGAGGCTGCGGGTGTTTCATTACATCATACCAACGCATACGCTTATGTTCGACATAGAACAGCCTCGGATGCAGTTTCCAAGCATCAGTATAACCATAGTCGCTGGTGGATAACAACTGATTTTCAAAACTTTTTTGGTAATACTACCAAAGAGTTTCTTATGTCTATGATGGCACAAATATTTCCATTTAGTGCAGTTATTGAACGAGATTTTGGAAAAGAGTGTTTAAGCAGGGCATTGGATTTATGTTTTCTTAATGGGGGCTTGCCACAAGGAACTCCAATCAGTCCAATGCTTACTAATATTATGATGATACCGTTTGACTACATAATGACAAAAAAATGCCGTGAAAAAGACTATATATATACTCGATATAGCGATGATATACAAGTTTCACACCGTAGAAAGTTTAATCCAGATGAAGTTCTTGGATTCATCCATGAGACACTGACTCAAATTCACGCTCCGTTTACAATTGAGAAAGAAAAAACAAAGTTTAAAAGTGGAAATCAGTTCGTATTAGGTGTTATGTATAATCAAAATTGCGACATTACAGTCGGTCATAAGAACAAAAAAGAGTTCAAAGCTACATTGTTTAATTATATGTGTGATAGGCTAAACGGTAAAGTTTGGGAGTTGCCACAACTCCAACAAATGATGGGTAAATTTGCATACTACTCGATGATTGAAAAAGAGTATTTTGAAAATGTAATGAAGGAATATTCTCGTAAATTTAAACAGGATGTTATGAAATGTATCAAAGCAGACTTGCGTAGATGCTAATAACATCTGGTGGAATTTGATTAAATTCTTAATGAAAATTCATTGCAAGTTTTTCGGAAACCATTTTGCTTGCAAATATATTGAGCAGTCGCCAAGCGGTTAAGGCACTGGACTTTGACTCCAGCATCGTGGGTTCAATTCCCACCTGCTCAGCCAAACGGTATTGTGTAGCTTTATAACCTTGCGGTTTAAAATAAAAATCTACTGTTATTGTAGAAAGACTTTATACTGATCAGTTACTCAGTTTGGCGATGAATGGAATGGCGGTGTCCCTTGACTGTTGTTCCGTCAGCCTTCAATCTACACAATACCGGATATGACACAGTAGTCCAACGGCAGAGACAGCAGACTTAAAATCTGTAAAGTGAGAGTTCAAATCTCTTCTGTGTCACCATATGGACTGTTAGCTCAACTGGTTAGAGCGTCAAACTCATAATTTGAGGGTACAGGGTTCGACTCCCTGACAGTCCACCATTTGCAAGTGAGTGCAATCGGCACAAACTCATTTTGTAACCTCCTTGACGCATGACGGATAAGCGTCACCATAACGGTCTGTGGTTGTTCATCAGAATGAACTGAAGCCGTCCGAATAAAAGAAAGGAAAGAATCCAATGAAGAAGTTAAAAGCTGAACTACATAGAATGCGATTCTGGATAAGTGCAATATCAATCTCCATTACGATTCCGTTGTTTATCATTGCTCGTTTAGGAGCAGTGAACGAACGAAAATCAGAAATGCTCGGTGGCGAATTATTGATTTTGTTCATTCCATTCATTGCAAATATGATATACATAAACATCAAAGATACAATAATTGAGCATCGCAGAATGACAATGATTCTCAAAAGGAAGAAAGTCCCAAAACCCACAATTGTGGTTAAAAATATTAAGAGCATAAGGATGTGATTAATAATGTCCGTAGAGAAAAACCAACTTTTTAAGGTTGGAGATAAGGTTAAAATACTTCCGACAATACTAACAAGCTATCCTGATTTTCCGTATGTAGGAGTAGTAGGCAGAGTGTGTGCCGTGGTAAACAGTGATGTGAATATAGGTGTTGAGTTTTCGACTCCTTGCGATTACTTACACAACTGCGACGGAGCAGCTGAGTCCCATTCTGGCTGGTGGTGTCTTAGGAAAGAGTTGGAATTTATACCTGATGATAATTTGCCAGATATTTGGGAATATATTAAATAAAAGTGAGGTTTTATTGGAGTTTAACCGAGAAAAACCAAGAATAAATTCAACATTTAAACAAGATAGTATAGAGGTGTAAAAAATGATTGATTGTTTAAAAACAGAGAATTATTTCGCCGAAAAGGTGAGGATGACGAAAAAGCATAAACTAAATGGTGGTGCATATATATGCGAACTTAATTGTACTGAATGTCCTTTAAGCAGTTTAAATAATGGTACAACCGATAATATGGCATGTTCAGACTTTGAAACGCTCTACCCCGAAAAAGCAATTGCAATTGTACAGAAATGGTCGGATGAACATCCGCAAAAGACATATCTTACGGAACTTTTGAAAATCTTTCCAAACACTCCGCTTAATGATGACGGAACTCCTAAAGGTATATGTCTACATGAATTAAGGGCGACGAGTTTAGATAATTGCGAAGTAGACAATGCGTGTGCTAAATGTTGGAATCAGCCTATTGAGGATGGTGAAGAGTGATGAAAAGATATATTGATGCAGATAAATTTATTGAATATTTAGGTTTTGAGAACACCAAAGAAGAACGAAATGAATATATATATGCATTTGTTACACTGCAAGACCTTGATAATCAGATAGCAGAAGATGTTCAAGAAGTTAAACACGGAAAGTGGGTATCGACTGTAAATGCTTTAGGGGAGATTGAATATCATTGCTCAAAATGCGATAATTATTTGATCTTCTTATTGTATAATTATTGTCCTTATTGCGGTGCAAAAATGGATAAGGAGTGAGCAACAATGCCTTGTAAAAAATGCGGATTGCAATGTTCAAGTCATTGCGTTGATTGCGTATATGTAAAAACAGGACTTAACTTAAACGATGAAGAATATCACGAGATTTTGAAATTATGGAACGAGCAAGAAAGGGTTGCGGAAAATGAATGTAATAGTCCAATATTATGATTTTTATGCCATTGATGAATATTGTTGTGAAGAGGAGGTTTTACCAAGACTTCCCAGAGTTATCGGCAAACCTTGCGGGGCAAAAATTTATAAAAAGCACATATACTTTCATTGCCGAAGTATGTTAAGATAATCAGTTTTAATGAAAGTTAAGGAGGATTAATAATGGCAAAATTTGCGATAACTTATGAAAACGAAACAATCAAATATGAGCTTACTTTTAAAGACAAAGTGTATGACTTTACAATGTATAAGTATGAAGATGATTGTGGTATACACGGTATGCACTCTGATAAACAATTATTTAGTTATCAGTTGGAAAACGATGGTGTTGACACTTCTATGTTAGATTGGGATATAGATAATGTAGTCTTTACAAACGATGAAGTAGAAATCCTTGATACACTTAAAATGTTAGAGGCAATTGAGTAGGAGGCAAAAAAATGAAAATAGTTTATCACAATGATGCTGATGGTAAATGTGCAGGTTTCTGGGTTAGGGAACTTGCCTATGCAAAGGAACTCGCTTATGTAACAGAATATATCGGTTATATAAAAATGGATTATGGTAGAGAATTTCCATTTGATAAAATTAAGAAAAATGAAACAGTATATATTGTTGATTACTCAATCGAACCAAATGAAATGGATAAACTTCTTGAAATCACACCAAATGTTACTTGGATCGACCACCATATTTCAGCAATTAAAAAATATGAAAACTATGACAAAGAAATTCGTGGTGTCAGATATGACGGAGTAGCAGGCTGTATGCTTACATATTGTTATTTGAAGCACATGACGAACGGTGGTATTGGTGACATTAAACCATTCGAGGAAATTATGACGAAGGATGCTCCAATGTTTACAAAACTGATAGCTGATTACGATGTATGGACTTTCAACTATGGACATTTAACTAAAGAATTTCACGCAGGATTGAAAGCAATGCCGAATACAGAACCAAACAGTAATTGCTGGCTGGAATTAAATGATCCTGTATATGGTTATGGTGCTACAAACGCTTTAATTAAGGAAGGTGTTTCGAGGATTCAGTATCGCAAAGAAACAATGACACATTATTGTGAAACTTTCGGTTTTGAGGTTATGTTTAACGGTTACAAATGCTTTGCTGTTAATATGGGAATGATGAGTAGTGACGATTTTGTTATTAATAACATTGACGATTATGATATGCTGATTGGCTTTGTTTTCAATGGTCACGAATGGAGATATTCTTTGCGTTCAACGAAGGTTGATTGTTCAAAGGTTGCTATGTTGTATGGCGGTGGCGGTCATAAAGGTGCTGCTGGGTTTAATACCAAAGAATGTGTTTTAGAAAAGGGTGATGTTAGAAAAGGGTGATGGCTGTGCAAATTCTTAAACACGGAAAATATTATCATCCACCACAGTTGTGTATCTGTCCAAAATGCGGATGCAAATTTGTGGTAGATGATGATGAATGTGAGTATTCTTACTTTGATGATATTTACGGATGTGAGTGTCCTGAATGTGATACAAGAAGTCCGTCAGTAGGGGATTATTAAAAATGGTACAGATTGTGTGACGAAATTATTTCATCAGGATGGCAGTATAGTCAGTTTTGAGTGCAGAATGTGTGGTTGTGTTTTTGAAACCGACATTTACTCGATTAGAGCTTTTAGTAATCCTGTATATAGAGAATCAGTTTGTCCACAATGCTTGTCAACCACTAAGAAACTTGGTGCAATCGGCTAATAAAATACATATTTTAAGGAGGTGTAAGAAATGGATATAACGACAATTATATCAATTGTGGTTTCGGCAGTTGCGGTAATAATTGCAATCGCTTGCGATATTTGTATTGCTGTAAATCACAAAAAATTAAAGAAAGCTGAGAGGAAAATAAAAAGCCTTGATATATACATAAAAACTACAAAAGCGTATATGAATGCTCTTGAGCAGGATTACAGAGAGGTGATTAAGAAAACTGAGAGGGAGGCGGTGTAATGTTAGATTGTGAAAGACAAACAATGCAAAGTTTATCAAAAGAACAATTGATTTACCTTATTGAGCATTTGTTGCATATTGAAGAACGAATTAGCACTTACTGTAGTGAGGTAACTAAAGAACATATGTGTTCTGATGAAGCTGTTTTCCATATTCGTGCGAGACTTTATGAGATGCCTACTATTAACAGTATGACTATTAACAATAAGACTCTGCCTGCATATATTGATATGCAATTAGGTAAAATTACTGACGAAGAGTTTATATGTCTACATAAACAACTATGTCGATATAACTATGGTGAGGACATCAATGTCCCTACCGAATGGTGCAAGTCAACACGCAAATGTCCTCATTTTAACGATGACGATGTATCATTTTGGCTTTATGCCGACATTGACGATATTATGGACTACATCAAGGCTAAGAATAATGTTACAAATACTTAGCAAAAGAGCGGAATAATGTTACCTTAGCAAAAGGAGGAAGATATTATGGCAAATTTTGAAAATATTACAATTGAAAAGGGTATGTATCAGACAAAGGGCGGAATTTCGGGCGCACTTGAAAAGCTTGATCCGTCAGAAAATTACAGAGGTACTGCACTTGAGGGACTTGACGCATTTTCCCGTCAGCTCAAACGCTTTGACATTAAGGTTAAGGGCAGAAACAGCGACTGTGTTGAAAAGTTTTTTCAGAGTTCAAACTCTGCGGCGCTTTTCCCCGAATATGTGAGCAGAGCCGTTATGCAGGGCATGGAGAGAGCGGATATTCTCCCAAATCTTGTGGCAACCGTGACAGACATTGAGGGGATGGATTACCGCAGTATTGCATCTGTTCCGAGTGAGGATGACAAGAGTCTTAAACTCGTCGGAGAGGATGCAAAGATTCCGCAGACTGAGGTTAAGACAAGAGAAAATCTTATTAAGCTCCACAAGCGTGGCAGAATGCTTGTTGCATCATATGAGGCTCTTCGCTTTCAGCGTCTTGACCTCTTTGCCGTAACACTCAATCAGATTGGCGTATATATTGCAAGAGCACAGCTTAAAGATGCGATTGATGCGCTTGTGAACGGTGACGGAAATGAAAATCCCGCCGGCACACTTAATGTTGTAACAGGCGGCAAGATTACACATGAAGACCTTTTAAAACTCTGGACAGAGCTTGCCCCGTATGAACTTAACACAATTCTTGCGTCAACCCCCGAAATGCAGAAGATTCTTTCGCTCTCTCAACTTCAGGATTCAAACGCAGGTCTTGATTTTCAGGTTCAGGATTCAAACGCAGGTCTTGATTTTCAGGCTACGGGCAGAATATTTACACCTCTCGGTGCACGCCTTTTTCACACTCCCGAACTTGAGGGCGGTAAGATTATCGGTCTTGACAAAAACTGTGCGCTTGAAATGGTTCAGGCAGGCGGTGTTGTTACAGATTACGACAAACTTATTGATCGTCAGTTTGAAAGAGCTACAGTTACTTGCACAGTAGGGTTTTCAAAAATTTTTACAGAGGCGTCAAAGGTAATGAACTGTTAAGGAAGGAGTGGAATAATGTTGCAGTTTGTATGTTTTGTCATTGGAGCGATATTCGGTGGTTGTTTTGTGGCTACTGTAATGGCACTGATTTTCGCCCACACTGACTTATATGTAAAAGATGGTGATGATAACAATGAAGAAAAGTCTCCACAAGAGGGTGAATGATAAAGGTAAATGGTGTCAAGAAGATGTGCGTGATAAACGATATGTTTGTCATACAAATAAACATCTTGCTTGGTGTAAAAGATACTTAAATCGTTCGTTCAGGCGTAAAAGAAAAAATAATACAGAGGGTGATTAATATGAAAGTAATTAGTTCAGGGAATACATATGAAATCTTTGATGATACTTTGCGTGTGTATGAAAAATTGCCAGCACAAAACTACATTGTTAGATTTAGCAAATTCAAAGGATTCTATTTAGATAAATATACAGACATTCAGATCAATGAAGATAAGGTTTACGGTGTGCATACAACAAAAGCCGATAAGGTTTTGAGAACTTTTGCTAATATGAATAGAAGTCTTGGTGTGATTTTGAGTGGAGATAAAGGCATAGGAAAATCTTTATTTGCAAAACTTTTAGCGGTTAAAGCAAAAGAACAGAATATTCCTCTTATTGTTGTTGACAAATATATTACAGGCATTGCTTCATATCTTGAAAACATAGATCAAGAAGTTATGGTACTTTTTGATGAGTTTGACAAAACTTTTGGTGGTATTACAGCCAAAGATGGCGAAGCTAATCCTCAAACTGAATTACTAAGTTTGTTTGACGGAGTTTCTGCTGGAAAAAAATTATTTGTTATTACTTGCAATAATCTTCAAAAGATAAGCGACTTTTTTGTGAATCGACCGGGCAGATTTCATTACCATTTTAGATTTGAATATCCTACAGCAGAAGAAATAAGACAGTATTTATCAGATAAACTACACATGCAGTATCATGACCAAATTCAACCTGTTATAGATTTTTCAAGACGAGTTGATTTGAATTATGATTGCCTACGAGCTATTGCTTTTGAAATAAATAATGGTAATTCGTTTAAGGAAGCGATTTCTGATTTAAACATCATTAACACAAGTCGCGATAGTAAATTCAATGTTGTTTTAAGGTATAAAAATGGTATGCTAATTCATAGTCATAACGAGAGTATTGATTTAAGTAGTAATAGTAGTATAACTATATATTTTGTGGATGATAAATTTCGAGATATTTGTGATATTGTGTTATATCCACAAAATATTAAGTATAACGATGTCAAAAATGTTTACTATGTAGAATGTAGTGATTTAATTCTCACATATGGAGATGATGAAAATGAGTTAATTGATAAACTTAAGCAATCAGAAGTAGATTGTTTAGAATTGGTAAAAGTGCCTTTGCAGAAATTACATTATGTGGTGTAAATAAAAGAGGAGTTTTAAAAACGAAATGTTTAAGCTTTGCAAAGTGGTTAGCAAGTCGTGAATCATATTGTAAAGGAGAAATATACTGTTTGGCTTGCAAGTGGTTTACTGGAAAGGATGCCTCTCATAAGCCAATGTATAGCAACTATTGTCCACACTGTGGAAGTGTTATGGAAAATACAAAAAACTAAATATTAAGGAGCGATATAGATGCAAGATAGTCTTGGTGACAGAATGAAAAGATATGAGAATGTAAACAGAACATATCTCACAAGAAGAACTCCTGTAATAATCAGAGTTGACGGCAAAGCTTTTCATACATTTACTAAAGGATTTCAGAAGCCATTTGATAATTTTATGATTAGAGCTATGCAGAGCACTATGCAATGTCTCTGTGAAAATATTCAAGGGTGTGTGTTTGGGTATACGCAATCTGATGAAATTACCATAGTGCTTGTAGATTACCAAACATTGGAAACAGGCGCATGGTTTGAATATAATGTGCAAAAAATGTGCAGTGTTGCAGCAAGCATGGCGACATTATACTTTAACCAATTTTTAAGTGGATTTTGCGAAGGACATATAACTGAAGCATGGGCACATACAGATCCAATGGATTATAAATGGGTGTATTGCAAAGCTATGCAAAAAGGAGCTACATTTGATGCTCGTGTATTTAACATTCCAAAAGAAGAAGTGTGTAATAATATTTTTTGGCGGCAACTTGATGCAATGAGAAATTCAATACAAGCATACGGTAGAGCATATTTTACCGATAGGGAATTGTATAAGAAATCTACTACAGATATCAAGAGCATGACACTAAGTATAGGACATGATTGGGATAAATTATGTGTATATAAGCAAAGAGGAAGCAGTTGTATTAAACGGGCGACAAATGACGGTTATTCTCAATGGTATGTTGATGAACATATGCCTATACTCAAAGGAACTGATAGAGCATATATTGATAATTTGATTTATATTGGAGAGTAATACAGCATGAGTGAAAAAGAGTGGCTGAGTAAAGGATTGGACAAAGCAGTAATCCCACTCGTGGAGTTTTTTAATAAGAACGGGTTATCTACAGTAATGTCTTGTCAAGGACATAATAAAACCAATCAGTCAATGTTCTGGATACAATTCGACAAGTCCGTATCTGAAGATGATATTTTGAATTTTATGAAGCATCATTCTAATAAGTACGGTTCATTTTGCAGTTGTGGAAGATTTGCAAAAAGAATTTTTGGGTTCCGCAATAGGTTCAACGGTGTATATGAAAAGGATGAAAGTTGGAATTATTTTGCGGCAACAGTTGATGCTGCCTATAACGATTTAAGAATGTGGAAAGGTGATGCATATACATATGAGGAACAGACAGGGAAGATTTTAAAGAATGATGAATGGATAAAAGTATAGTTTTACAGATAAAACCGTGATTTCCGTTTTTATCCTTTAATAATTGCATTTATAGCAGTAAAATGAGCAGATAAAAACAGATATTGCGTAATTAACCAAAAAAGGGGGTGAAGAGTATGAAAATCTATGCGATTACAAAGGGCGATTACTCTGAGTATCATATCTGCCGACTGACAACTGATTATGAAAAAGCTAAAAGATATAAAGAGGCTTATTCCGATAGGTGTGGTGAGGCTTGGATTGAAACATATGAAGACAATGAAAACGATGAACAGATGTTGTATTGGCAATACAACCTTGACACTGACACGCTCACATTAAGTGAAACAATTGATGCTGAAAAAATATGGGTGCGTCGAGATGGCAGTATTTATAGGGTAGATGTTCGTGCTTCGGATAAAGTACACGCCTTTAAAAAAGTATTTGATATGCTGGCAAAGTATAAAGCCGAACAGGCTGGATTGTAAATACATATAAGAATTTGAAACAAGGGAGAGTACACTCTCCCTTTGGCATTTGCATTGTCGAAAGACTGCTTTACTTAAAGTAAAGTATTAGGAAGGTTTAAAATTATGACTGGAAATATAATTATTTTCCCAACCGAAAATAATTATATTTAGAAATGCCAAAGACTAAGGAGGAATTTAAGTAAATATGTTTGTTTTAACTAAAATTGATAGTATACCAGACAATTATCAAAAGTATCATATACATAATAATTTACTGATATCTAATAGAATACGAAGTCATCTGGTTCAGAGATTTCCTGATTGTCATTGGGAAGTCACAAACAATGATATTTATATTAATGTGAGTCTTAAATCTTCACCTTGGGAGAAAAATAGTAAAATTGTTCATGCGATTGCTGATTATGCGTATTATTATGCAGATAGCTATAATTACGATCACACTGATATAAATTCTGATTATTGTAATATGAATTTTTTCGGGGTGTATAAGAACAATATTATTGCGAAAGATTATACACAATTAGGAGCAACAAGCAAAACTCAACAGATGGAGCTTGAATTTATGCGTCAGTATAATGAAGCATTTACAAATGAATAAGAAATAAAACAGCGAAGACAAAAATCTTCGCTGTTTTTGTTGTAAGGAGACATCTATGGATAAATACAATTATGTCGAAGCAGTTAAAGAAAATGTCAGAAGTTATATTAGAGATAATATAAAAATTCTGGAATACATAAGCAGAGACGAAAAAGAAGAGATAATTAGTAATGGGGTACTAACTGAATATATGAATCCTTTGTTAGTGCAAGCAAATAAAAAGTTCGCAGACATTGAAAATTGGACAGCCGAAGAACATTTGTGTCACAATTTTGATTTGCTATTCAAGGCAGTGAATGTGTTTGGTTTAGATTTTGAACAGACATTGACAGGACAACCAGCATATGCAGATGGCATAGTAAGATGTTATGTTGTAGAAAGAGCGGTATCTGAGGTTCTTGATGAATATGAAGATTTATTAGATACGGAGGAATGAATATGACAGATGTTTACAAGATATTGAACGATGGTACAGTAAACAAACACACATTTACACTATCGGCAAAACAAGCTCTAATTGCTTGTATTATGCAAGAGAGGTTTCATAACTATAACACTTGGGAATATCCATGTGACATCAACGGCATTGTGTCTCACAAAAGAGGTAATATTGTTCGTTTTGTGTATGACTGTGGCGATTATTGCTTTTGGTGCAAACAAAAGAATGAGGTGTTGTAAATGAGTAAAATTATTTGTTTTGAAAAATGGGATTATGATTGTAGCACGCTTAACCAGATGAGTTTTGAGTTTGATGATTCTATTACAATAAATCAGATTTCTAAGTTGGCAGGCAGGATTTTAAATGACTACTACGATGAATCAGAAACCAATGACGAAATCGAACTTGATGAAGTTTATATTTATAACAAATGTTATGAATTTTGCAAAGAGCAAGGACTTATATTTAATACAATCAAACCTGATATTACTGTCAGTTTAGACACGCAGAAGGTACATATAAAAGAAGAATTTTAAGGAGGTAAAACAATGTTAAAAGCAACAAACATATTATGGGATACCGATTATGACGATGACGGAGAATTGCCGACAGAAATTGATATACCTGAAGGAATGACAGACGAGGACGAAATATCAGACTATCTATCAGAAGTAACAGGATATTGCCATCAGGGCTATGTATTGGAGGGAAAATAAAATGTTACAACCCGGAGTATATAAGGCAGATAAAGACGGATGGGATGGCTATGAATTAACCGTTGGCATTAAAGAAACGGAAAAATCTTTGATTTTGAAAATCATTGATTATAAATTTAGATATTCACCGGTACAAATTGATACGCTATTCAAAACAGATTTTGACCGTATGAGTTATGAGGAACAGCAAAATATTAAAAATGGAAAATATCGTGCAGTTATCAAAAAACAAGGTGGAGGTCATGCTTTGAGGTTATGGGGTGATAATTCATTTACTTTATATCCATACCAGTCTGGTGTTCCTTTTTACTTTGTAAAACAGTAAATAAAACTAACATTTCATTGATATTAAGGAGGAAATACAGATGAGCAAATACAATTATTATGAAGCTGTACACGATGATATTGTAACAGCTATTTTTGATAACTATAGCAATGAACAGATTGTAATAAATCTTAGAAATAATGAAGAGAAGTTTAAGGAAATGCTTTATGATGATTTGTTTTTTTTGAAGATTCAGTTACAGGTAATGGTTCTGGAAGTTATACGATGAACAGAGTGAAAGCTGAAGAAAATATTAATAATAATTGGGATTTATTTTCTGAAGCTCTTGATAATTTTGGAGATAGTTTTAATCACTACATATATGGTAATACTCTTGATTTTGAAAAGATTGATGTAGTGATTAGATGTTATGTACTCAGGCATACGATAAATGTAGTTGTTGACGAATTGAAAGAACAGTTTAAGGAGGAATTATAATGTTACGGGAAATAATTACAAAATCGGATGCAGCTCATGAATGGGTAAGAGAATTTAATGCTATTGACAGTGGTATTATTGCAAAACTTATGTCAATAGATATTGATGACTGGCAGGAGGTTACAACGCCTCGTGTATGCGATAGAGTGTATTGCTTTGATTCGGAAACATATGGAGAGGTGGTCGATATTGATAATAATGATTATACAATTAACCTTGATGATGGAACAGAAATCACTTTAAGTATTTCTGATTTTGAGGTTGAAAGGTATGACTTATTGCCGATGTGGGGAACGATGTGGTCGTTTGGCGATGGTCTGGATGATGAATGGTTGTCAGACTACGATGGCATTAAATTAATGTCAGAATGTGGTTTCAGAATTTTTTACTCAGGAGAGTTCGGGTATTTCTTCGGCATTGATGGAGCAGGATATGATTTTTACGAAGCACACTGGATACCTCTTTACGAAGCAAGAGGATTACATTGGCACGAAGAGGAGTGTTAAAAAAATGAGAATATATAGTGAATTGGATTTAAATACATTTGAAGCTTGGAGCGGAGCAGTTAATACTCTTGACAGAATACGCCGTGAAGGCAAGTGTGGGGAATTGGAAAGTGTTCTTGAAGAAAACTACCCTGAAGGAATTGATGAAACAGAGTTAAATGATTTATTGTGGTTTGACTCAGAAACGGTTTATGAATGGGTGGGTTTACGAACAGAATCGGAGATTGAATCTGAAATCGAAGAAGCTAAATTAGAGCTTGCTGATTTAGAAGATGACTTAAAAGATTTAGATGAAGATTATAACACCGATTGTGAAAATGTTTCAGAAATCGAGCGTGAAAGAATTTGGATAGAATCTTACAAAGACGACCACGATTCTTTAATCAATGATATTGCAGAAATTAAGGAAAACATTGCCGAGTTAGAGGAAGAACTGAAGGAGGTTTAACTATGACTCAAATAACTAAAAAGGAGTTTATTGAAACTCTGTCAAATAATGAAACCATTTTAGTAGATAGCTTATTCCGCTATAATGATAGAAAATGTATTAACGCTATGGAACGCACCATGGAACGAATTATAACCATTAACAAAAATATCAAACGCAGAACCGTAACAGAAGAACATAGTAATTATATTGTGTTTAGTGATGGTAGTCGCCTTGACTTTAATCAGGCTGGAACGAAAAAATATTTCAGTTACACAAATACACATGGAATTCATTTCTTAATTCAGAAAACAGAAATATATGATGACTTTGACGAAAAATTCTATAAGAATTATATTGTGTATTTCGTGGTGGTATAAGGAGATTTAATTATGTTTTTTGACGCACATTACTTTAAAGATTTATCTGTTCTTTTAGAATCCGATACTGGCAAAAAGATATATGGAAAATTTATGAATATTGCAGATGAAACAGCACAAACTTGGTTGCAAGGTGTTGTGGATTCGACAGAAATTTTGCATATAGATGTACAAGGGTTAGATGTGCTTTGGAATCTTGTTCAAGAGCATGGTGTATCAACTATAAAGAAAATATGTAGGGAGGCTGAATTATGGATTTAACAGAATTCTATCCTGAAGAAATAGCTGAAGCACTATGTAATTTAGCATATGATAATCCTACGACAGAAGTTATAAATGGCTGTAAAGACGCTTTGTTTGGATTATTGGCAACAGCTAAAAATCCATATAATCCAGAAGGATACAGAGTGTTGTATAAAGTGCTTGAAACAATTGTAGATGTACAGGAGGCTTAATTATGGGACAGCATTATAATGTTGTAATTAAGAATAAGAATACAATAACCACATACAACAGAGAAGTTGATGGCGAGTACACACTGGCAAAATTGACAGAACATTCGTGGTGGTATAACCCATTTGTTTCTTCAATTACAAAATTGTTATATAAAAATCCCTGTAAGGTGGCGTGGATAGGTGATTATTCTAAAACGGAATGTACAGAAGAAATCAAATGTACAGAAGAAATCAATCAGCTACTCTTTGAGTTTGCTTGGGGGGATGATGTTGAAAAACACAGCATACATCAGGATGAAATGTATCTTGACGGTAAGTATCTTGTTAATCATACAATAGGAGCATATCTCGATTGTGACAAGTATAAAGCAAGATGTAATAATAATGATTGGATTTTACATCCATTACCATTATTAACAGCTGTAGGCAACGGTTTGGGTGGTGGAGATTATTATGGCATCAATAAAGATCGAGTTGGCGGTTGGGCTTGGTGTACAATATCCGTTGAAGATGATATTCCAGTTGGATATGAAGAACTTGAATATATATTCAGAGAAGATTAAAACGGCACTTTTATAGCTCGAACTTGTTTATGTAATATTACATTAAGAAATTAAGGAGAGAAAGTAATGGATTATAATGATAAATTTAAAGAGGAAATAAGTCTTGATGTAGATGACGCTATTGGAGTGTGCAACGATTTATTGAATAGGTATCGTGATGACGAGAAAGCGGAAAATATTATTCTGGAAGTTTTTGCTGAGTTATTCGATTGTTCTGTGGACAGCTTATTGGATTTTATTTATCAGGAAGACAATGAGGAGGTGGACGATTGAATATGAAAAGTTTAATGCTATGGAAAGATGATTTTAAAAATGAAAGAGATTGGATTGCACTTTGCAAAGCACTTGATATACCAAAAGATACAGTTGAAATTGAAATGAACTGCAATGTGTGTGTACACAAATCGCACTATACAAGGAGGAATAAACAATGTATAAATTACCAGATAAGTTAATTAATATTCTTATAAGCGATGATATAAAAATATCTGAAGATGACAAAAGTGCTTATGTGAAGTTATCTTTTTTCTCACCTGAAGGACAGGATTGTAATTTATCAATTGAGAAAGGAAATAACATTGAATGTTTCTGTAATAATATTTATGATTATTACGATAATTTTGATGTATCTTATGAAACATATCTTTGGTTAGATTCAGATGGACACGGAAGCAATGGAGCACCTTATGATATGAAAGATGTATATGAAGATATGGCATGGTGTCAAAATAAAATTTATGATATTTTTGTGATTGTACAGAAATACATTGACGAAATAAGGAGAATACATAATGAAAGGTTATAAAGCATTTAATAAAGGCTTAGTCTGTAGAGGTAAACGGTACGCAGAGAACACTGTATTTGAAGAAGAAAATGCAGAAATTTGTAAAAGAGGAATGCACTTTTGTAAAAATCCTCTTGATGTACTTGACTATTATCCTCTTATTGACAACGAGGGCAATGTTACAGAATTTGCAGAAGTTGAAGCACTTGATGATGTTAAAACAAATGACGGCAAAAAGTTTTGTACAAAAAGGTTGAAAATTGGTGCAAAGTTAAGTTTGTGGCAATTTATAAAAGCAAGTTTTGATGTTACTTATCAGAATATAAAATCTCAGGTAGAAGTGTCAGAAAGTGCAAGGTTTGCAGGTGACAATAACACTAAACTTATAGGAGGAGGTTATGCTAAACTTGTAGGTAGTAACTATGCTGAGCTTATAGGAGGAGGTTGTGCTAAACTTGCAGGTGGCATGTATGCTAAACTTGTAGGTGGGGACTGTGCAACGCTTGCAGGTGGCGCTTGGGCTAAGCTTATAGGGGGTGATGATGCTAAACTCATAGGTGGGGACTGTGCTAAATTAATAGGAGAATATAGTGCTAAACTTGTAGGCGGTAATGGCGCAACACTTGTAGGAGGACTTAACGCTACAGTTGCAGGTGGGGACTGTGCCAAACTTGTAGGCGATAATTATGCAACACTTGTAGGTGGTAATAGTGCTAAACTTGTAGGTGGTAATGGTGCAACACTTGCAGGTGGTTATGATGCAACGATTATAGGTGACGATAATACTGAGCTTGCAGGTGGTGATTGTGCTAAACTTGTAGGTGGCAATGACGCAACACTTGCAGGGGGAGACTGTGCAACGCTTGCGGGTGGTAATGGTGCAACACTTGCAGGTGGTTATGATGCTATAATCGTAGGTGATAACGGTAGTGTAGCTAAAGGAAAGAAAGGATCTATAATTGTGTTGGTTGAAAGGGATGGTCACTTTAATATTGTTAATTTTAAAGCCGTTCAGGTTGATGGAGAAAAGATTAAAGAAGATGTCTTATATAAGCTTGAAAACGGTGAATTTGTAGAGGTAGAATGAAATCTACAACTATTAACAAATATTTGAAAAATGTAAATAAAATGTGGCTGAAGTGTGCATAACAAGGAGGATTAAAGTATGGATATATCAAAAGCACAGAAAATATACAACGATATTGATTGGGTAATCAATTCTTCAATGCTGGATAAATATGGAACTATCGAAGATATTTTTACATCTTTGTGTGGGCGTGATGATGAGATGTCGATTTTTGAGTATGCTGTTAATACCTTGATTAGTCTGGATAAAGGAAGTTTTTATCGAAAGAATCTTGAAAGGTATATGGACATATTTTGCGGTAACGCACAAATGGTAAAGGTATTACTAAACAAGCAAGGAGAAATTATAAAACAGTATCATGATTTTCAATTAAAATGGATGGCTGTACACGGTTATTCTCTAATAGATTTTTTAAGTAAAATTAACGATTGTTATGAGGAGTTACAGGCAAAAGAGCCAGTGTTTAAAGGTTGTCTTTACGATAAGACTCTTGATATTTGGGATGCATTTGATTTGTTTGAAGATACAGGATTTAAAGGTGGAATGATTTATCCTTGCTTTGATGAATGGTTAGACAATGAATGTATAGAAGATGATGACTAAAAAATAAAACCGATATTTTAAGGAGATGCAAGAAATGGATATAACCAAAACTGATTTATTTAATAATGTTTATATAAAATCTTGGACATGGGGTAGACTATCAGAAACAGAAAAACTATCTTTCATAGAAGTAATAAATAAATTATTATGTTGTTATAAAATAACCGAACACTCAAAACATTTTGAGGCGGTTGTAGATATTGCATATATGTCATTCTTATACGGTTTGGGGTATAAATGCGGTTTTGTGGATTGGAGGAAATCATATGATGAATAAAACAGAATTAAGAAGTGCTACAAGTGCAATCAACAAGATTATTAAACTAACGCAAAAAGCGAGAAAAGACTATGCAGGTTGTTTCTATGACAAGCAAGGTCGGCAGATTATTATATCAGACTGTATTGCGATAAGATTAAATGAACATTTACCTGTTCCAGAGGCAAACATTCCGTTTGGCAATGTTGATAGTTTGTTCTTGTCAGCTTGTCAAAGCACTGAACAGTTAGATTTGTTAAGTTTGGAATACTTAAAGGATTACATACAGAACGCCAAAGATGATGAACCTCAAAGATATAAAGGTAGAGGACATGAATCTATTGTTTACGATTTTGGTGAAGGATTGCCTATGGTAAATTCTGAATATATGTTGCTTATTTATAGGGCTTTAGGTTGGCAGAATTTGACAGCTAAAGTTAATGAAGATAAATGGGGGACAAGTCCAATATATTTCTCTTCGGATAGGGGTGACGGTATTTTAATGCCGATAAAGAAAAAGGAGTGCGTAAAGTGAATGAGATAGAGAGCATATTTAGTGTTGAAGGCTATAATAAAGATGCTGACACATATGTACCCTACGGATCGTTTGGAACATATATCGAAGCCAAGACTCATCTTAATACATTATTACCCTTACTGAGAAAAGATTTACTCACAGACAGGAGAACCAAAGAACCGATAGATTGGCTTAACATTGTGGAAAATGATAAAATATTGGCAAGTTTTACTTGATTTATTGTTGATATTATGATATAATAATGGAGAATACAAAATGAAAAAATATACAATTGAGGATGCAAAACGGTTGATATCTGATTTTTGCGAAGAAGAATATGACTCAATTGCTGATTTTTCAAAAAAGGAGCAAACACTATGAAAACAAATTACATCATCGAAATTGAAAAAGGAATTGAAATCAGAACACACGGCGGTTATCTCTCGCAAAGTGAAATCGAAGAACAAATCGCATTGCAGAAATATGGTGAATTTTTTGAAGAAATTGCAAGAGTTGAAACACTTGAAGAGGCAAGGGAAATCTTCAATGCGAACAAGGGAAAATGCACATCAAAACAGCGTGGCAGAAAAATTGAAACGGATGAATTAAGAATCAGAGAAATCAACTTTGATGATAAAGGTGAAGAACTTGAACCAGACGGAATGGAAATAATTGATAGCTATGTCGCAATGCTTGACGGCTATGTTGTCAACGAGAATGGGAAAGCGGTTGATTTTGAACTTGCCGAAACTTATATGGATGACGAAATCAGAGAAGAACTGGATGCACAGCCTGCACTATGCGAAGATCAAGAATTTTTCACTGAATATGAAAAAAAGCATTATGAAAAGTTTGGTGAATCTTTCGCAAAAGTTAATGGAATCGAATGTTAAGAAAACACAGAGTGACCGACCTTCGTGTCGGGTAATGCAGACGGTCAGACGGTCACAATCCCCGACAGACGCACAACTTAAAAAGGTGGAATTTAAAATGACGGTTGAATATGACAAAAACTATGAGACAATACGGCTGCAACTTGATGATAGTGGATTAATTTATAATCCTAATCTTGATGTATTGCCAAACTCTGAAATCATTGCCGTTAAAGATATTGCTTCAATGCAGTTTGTTGATTATTACATCATCAACTACTATAAAGCGGCAACTGACAAAGTGTGGCGGAATAAATTTTTCAATGAAGCGTTTGAAGAAATGAATCAAGATAGCGAACATTTGTATGTTAGGTTTAGAGCTAATGATGTTATTGTTCAAACACATAGTCCGTATCGGTTGTGTACTGACAAATGTGTAGCATCAAACATCATCGAAGTGGTGTCAGATTATAAGACTATGCTGAATGTTATGAGCAGTGTTGAGGTTTCTTATGAGCGACCTACATATGAGTTATATAATAACGACTATTGTTGTGATGAAGGAACTTATACATTGCAAGATGGTTCTGGATATTTTGCCTTAGCCTACGAATTAAATTCCTGTAATTTTTATTGGTCATATGAAGATTGTCCAAATAAATTTTCTGAGGATTTTCCAGAATGTGTGTACTGGAGAATTTATTGGTGTAACGACAAAGAGTATGAAGATACTTTATTGGACTTATATAAAGATGAAGATTTTGTGCTTTATCTGACCAACACATCCGCTTGGTATGACAAACATAATAAATAAAATTCTTGTTTTTTAAAACAAGACAGTGCGGTGATTATATGAACAAAGAAAATAATAAATTGCTTGTGAGTGATATTTTTGTTCAGTATTGCAAAACAAAAATAAAAGAACAATACTTAACTTATTACGAGATAGCCAAGAGAAGTCAATACTATCCCTCAACAATGGGGTTTTATTTCGTAGAAAGTAGTAATAATAAAAAAATGTCTTATAGTATGGCGATAGTAATTTTGGCAGTGTTACACGGTAGACGCTTTGTCAGTGTTGATGAAAGAGTTCAATTCCAAAAAGATATTGAACATAAATTTTATTTTGCGTTTCGTCAGGCGTTTGATGCACTTAACGAGACTTATATGCAAGTTGAGAAAAAATATGGTATTTCTCATTCGACTGCATTTTGTTATTATAATCATAAGAAAATACCTTCATTAGATTCGGCATATAGAGTTTCAACACTTTTTAAATTCAATCTTCCTGTATCTATTGATGAAATTTTTATACCTTCTAAACGAATAACGATAAAAGAAGCTCGTTTGTGTGCGAAATTAACGCAAGAAGAAATGTCTGAAATTTTTGGAATGAGACAGCAGACAATTGAAAGTTTGGAGAGTGGAAAAAGGGTACTGTCTCGTTGGATTGAAAATTTAATCATTGATAAATTATTATTAATTGCAAAAAACAAAGAAACAACAAAAAGGAGAAAACATTATGACAATCAAAGAAGTTAAAGAACATTACAAAGGACAATATGTTGAATGCGAAATCTACAGATTTACAGACTTCACACACCGTGTTCACAGTGATTTCATTTATACATCTGACGATATAGAGAATGACCAGTACAATGAAAATGAAGAAGTTGTGTATGAAGAACTTATGGATGAGGAAGAGTACGGTATGACCGTCATTGCCAATGGTGATGTTACCGCAGATTTTGAAGACTGGTTCGGTGACAAGAATGCTCAAATCTTGGTTATTATTCTTAGTGAGAATCCGCCAAGATATTGGATTGCTTATGCAGGAACAAAAGAGTTAATTGACTCTTTTGACACTCACGAAGATGCAGTCAAGGCACTTGAAAAGTACGAAGAGCAAGATAAGGCTGACGGCACCTATACAGAAGATTTTTATGAAATTCTCTATAAGTGATGAAGAGTAAGATTGAAAGGATGTTGAATCCAACCTTATGAATCTAATTTGTATTGACGAAAACACTTACGCATACTTTCAACAATGGAATCGCAACATTACGGACAAGGTTATGTCTGCGAAACCGTATTTTGAGAAATGTGCAGTAATAATCAAAGAATGTCCCGAATACATACTGTATGTTACGGCTTGTGTTAAGAATAATATCCCAAAACAAAAATTCTCTTTAAAATACAATAAGACACAAATTGCCAAAGGATTGTTTCACAAATCACCTGAACAAAGCGATTGCGATTTAAAGATAGATTACCAAATTGTTGAACGCAATATTGACAGTCAACAAATGCTTGATGACTGTCTTGAGGCAATAGAATACATGATTGATTCATATATCAACGCTAATGCTTTCCTATGGTATGGCAATTATCTTGATCGAGATAAACGAGAGTTTTCCGCTATTGGTAAAAACGATAATCAAGATAAGACTATCGTATTCAGACCGTTTAAGAATCAGCTTTATGCTACATCGGTCGGTCATCATCGCAGTCCTGAAGGTGTATTCCAAGTTAGAGGACATTTCAGAAGATATCAGACAGGACAGGTAGTGTGGATTGATGGTTATATGAAAGGCATAGACAAAGACACCAAATCCAAATAAAGAGATTGTTTAAGTCATCAATCAGGTTATCCTGAATACGAGGTAATGCAGTACAAAACAGGACAAGAATACAGCTTAAAGGCGGTAATGTTGCTTTATAATAAGTGAATTCCAAAGTATTAGTGTGTTAACAATAAAAAAACGCACACTGTTATACAGTGTGCGAGGTATGGAAGAAAGGATAAAAAAACTAATCTACCATAGTAGAAATTAAAAAACGAACTTCCGCACTTATATGATACTACTTTTTCAGTTTACAGTCAAGCTTTTTGTACAACAGAAAAGACTCAGCTTTTGACTGAGCCTTTTCCGTTTAAAAAACTAATAGTTTATGCTTGCGTAAGTAAATAACAAAACCTTACACAACATTATAATACATCGCAATTTTAAAAAAGTCAATACTTTTTCAAAAAATTATCTTAAATAAGGAGGAATGTAGTTTTATGAAAAGTAAATATAGAGAAATCAGAAGTAATTTCGTTGATTATGATAAAAATATAATGTATATTGATGCTTGGAGAACAACAAGCTCCAACGAAGAAGGTAAAGTGATTGCGAAAATCAATCTCTCTAATTCCGAGGTGGAATATGTTGACGAGAAAGCTAAAACTGATGCTTATGCTCAGACGGTAATAAGGAGGGTACTAAATGCCGTGGTTTGACAATAACGATAAGCCAATCGAAGTTAATCATAGCGAGATGATAGAAAGAGTAGAAGATAACATTTGGTTCTATGGTAAAGATTCGAAATGTTATGTTATTATTTCATCTCGCTCTGTTGCAGATTCGCCTGACATACAGATAGTAAGTAGATTTAGTTTTAAAAAATCTATTATAGACGGTATGACAGACAAAGAATACGCCCTATCAATTACGCTTGAGGAATTGTTAAATAGGTTACGGCATGAACATTATGTACCGGAAGATGTTTAAAACAAAGGTTTTATATAAAAAAATAGACATCACTCCGACCTGCGAAAATCTGGTGATGTCTATACCAAGTAAGCTATCGAAAGATGGTCGGCGTTAGCCTACCCATTTTCAAAGCCTAATATAATGATACACTATTGGGAAAATTTTGTCAATGTTATTTCCATATTTTGTGGGTTGATTATAATAAAGAAAAAATTTACAATAATAATGAAAGGTGAATGAACACATATGAATAATTTGAACTACAATTGAAGAGGTGGATAAGTATATTTACTTAGTAGGTGATGTAATTGCACAATATAACAAACTCTATTGACAATAGCTTATTCTCTTGTTATAATAAATAATCGAACGGATGTTCTAAATACAAGGGTGATGTGTATGATAGTTGCATTAAAAGATTGGGAGAGTGTACTGAAAAACTATTATTTTGTATTCAACGACAAAAAATATGATACGGTAAAATGGTCGATATTGAATGATAGAGTAATACAATTCAGTAATCAAAAAGAACCTGTAGGCAGCAGTGTAGTGTTTGCAGGAGTAAGATACATAGATATTAATTGTGCAAAATTACTAATTGTGCTTAACAATGGCGATAAATATTTAGCATACAAATATGCAAAACGAACTTGACATTTACGAACTGTGTGATATAATAAAGCCAAGAAATCCAGAAAGGAGGGCTTGAATGTTAGGAATCAAGCCAAAGATTGGCGAAGTATATCTCATAGATTTTCCACAAGATGGACACACACAGGGCGGAATAAGACCGGGGGTAATTTTTCAAAATGATGTTGGTAATAAATACAGTCCTAATGTTGTTGTTCTTCCTTTGACTACTTCGATAAAAAAGATATCTCAGCCTACGCATGTGTATATTAGCAGCAAGAATTCTGGTCTTAGGTATGACAGCATGGTATTGTGTGAAAACCCAATATCTATTTCTAAAGATCGAATCTCCAAAAAACTTACAAAACTCAGTTCATATCATATGACTCGCATCACAGAAGCAAATTTACTTGCTTCTTCTGCAATTGCGTATTTGTCATTTGATGAACTACTGCATGTTTGGGAGAAAAGTCAAGATTTTGCAGACAAAAGGTTGGTGATGGCGTGACTTTTGGTCAATTAATCCTCTGCTTAGTTGTTTTGGCAGTAGGATATATATGGATAAAACTTAAATAAGAAGAGGTGTTATATATGATAGGAGAATTATTATTGGTTGGTTTGGCAACAGTGACGGAAGGTTTGAAGACCACTTTGCATCATTCAAAATCCGAATGGGCTAAAGATCGAGTGAATTCCAGACATAGATACAATAAAGAAAGACAGTCCGAAATTGAGGACGCTTTGTTTGGGTATTATACATCGGAACGAGGACGCAAAAGAGAGGAATATCAGCAGATATTAGATGATGCAGGTGTTACTTATTATGATGATTACGATATAATAAAAAAGATTGCCATTATCGAAGGGTGGGAGTATTATGATTTTTGCGAATGGAATCGTGAAGTGCAAAGAGAAATGCGTTAATATGTAACTTTTTAGCGATTGTTTCTGTTTACAAATAATGCCAAATGTGATACATTATACATATATAAATTTATTCGAGGTGCTGATGATATGTATAATGAGACTACGAAAATGGCTTTTGTATCGACATTATCGTCGAAACAAAATATACTGTTAGCGACGGCATTGTTTAATAGTATAGAAATTTTTGAACAAGAATCTGAAAAGGACATTTCACGGTTCACAGAAGAAAATCTTCAGAAAGTTCAGGCTAAAGTAGCGGGCAGTAAAACATATGCTTCGCGGAGGCAAGACGCCTCGATGCTAAGAACTTACTTAGATTGGGCGTATAAGAATCATATTTGTGATACAAACATATCTTCATATGTGTTGCAGGCTATGGATATTAATGCTAATACGGTATTGGTTTCGTCTCCACAACACTTACAATTGCAACTCAATGCTGTATTTTCACCGGAAATAGAAGATAATGTTGATTTGTTGTCGAGAGGGTTTGTTTGGATGGCTTATATGGGCATCCCAAAAGGAGACACGATAAAGATTACAAGCAATCATGTATCTATAGATAACAATAACGAAAAGAAAATTATTGCATACAATAATACGCTCTACGAGATTCCAACTGAGGCTTATATAACGATCAACAAATTGTGTTCTTTGAAATATTTAACCACTACAACAAGGAGTGGTATTGTTCGTAAATTCGACAGAGTTCAAGGTTGTGAATTGTTAAGAGGTACAACCCGTCTTAACAATATAACAGTGGAATATTTAAGAACTCGCATAACCCGCAAATCAAAAGCATATCGTTTATCGAAATTATTATCTTATGATTCGTTATATAAAAGTGGAGTGTTTTACAGGCAGTACATATTGGAACGGCAGGGTTTCATGCCTACATTTGCTGAACTAATGCATTCTCGGAGTTATACCGAACACGATGGAAAAACAGATGTTTATTTCCAAGATAAACTAAAAACTATACACGCAGAATACACTGCTTGGAAGGATAAGTATTATTCACTTATATAAAGTTTAATAAAGATTTTTAAAGGCGAACTGTACCGCCTTTAAAAAATAATCATTAAGTCAGTTTTGTATATTAGAAAGTATAAAACTGCAAGGAGGTGGTGCTTATGATTGTACTAAATTAACAAAAAATTAATATATAGGGGGAATTATTATTTCTGACAACAAGTCAATTTATCAAACATTATCATCAATTGATGTGTCTGGCAAGGTCAAGCCTAAAAATGGTATGAATTATTTACCATGGGCGTCTGCATGGGCATACATAAAAGAGTATTTTCCAAAGTCGTCATATACCGTAGTTAGAGACGATAACGGTAATCTTTATCATACTGACGGAAAAACTTGTTGGGTTGAAACATTATTATCCATTAATGGGGAAACTCAAGAAGAGCAGTTGGCTATTATGGATAACCGTAATAAGTCTGTATCAGCCGATCAAGTAGAATCTACGATGGTAAACAAAGCTATTAAGAGATGCCTAACAAAAAACGCAGCATTATTTGGTCTTGGTTTGAATCTTTGGTATGGCGAAGAATTGAGCGATGAAGCAAAGCGTACCAAAGCTAAGAAAGTATCTGATTTAGATGTGCTTAAAGGCAAGGTAGTGTCTATTTGTAAAGAACTGGTGTCCAAAGGCGTTGATAGCAAAAAATTATATGCTTCTATTGCAGATATGTCAGGACATCAAAATCCGACCAAAATTACAGATATAGAGACGCTAAAAATTGTGCTTGAGCGACTTGAACAATGGGAGGTTTAATATGAATACAGTATGTGAAATTGGAAGAATTGTAAACGAACTCGAGCTTAAAACAACAACTAATGGAAAGTCGGTTGTTAATTTTAGAATTGCAGTAAGGTCTTATGGCAAAGACAACGATGATTACTTTTTTAACTGTGTGGCATGGGGAAGTGTTGCAGAATTTATTTGTAAGCATTTTTCAAAAGGAAGAAAGATTGGAATTGATGGTGAACTGACTTCTCGCACATACGAAACAGAAAAAAAAGAGAAGCGTCAGGTTGTAGAAATTATGATACGGGATGCAGAGTTTTGTGACGACAAGCGTGGCGAAAGTGGTGATGACGCAAATATAACTACGCCGTCAAAGGCAGAATCTACTACATCTGAAACAGAGGACGAGTTACCATTTTGATTAACTTAAAACAATTAAAAAATCGGTACTGGTCGTTTTCCAGTATAAATTCTTATCAGACTTGTCCTCGTATGTTCTTCTTATCATATATTGATAGGAAACCCCAAGAGGAAAACGCTTTTAGTCAATGGGGCTCTTTATGTCACAAATTGTTAGAAAGTTATTACAAAGGTCAAAGCAGCATTTTCGATCTTGAAGAGCAGTACAAAAATGCTTATAAAAGAACGGTTTTATCTGATTTCCCTAAAAATCGCTATGTTGATATGAATAAGAAGTATTACCAAATAGGTCTTGAATATTTTCGAGGTTTTGAGGATGCTTTTTCTGAGTATCAGGTAGTCGGTGTTGAGCAGAAGATTAAAACCAGAATTGGCGAGTATAACTTCGTTGGTGTTATCGACTTAATACTTGAGAAGAATGGCGAGTATATTATCTGCGACCACAAAAGCAAAGGAGCTTTTAAGAACGAACAAGAGTTACGGAAGTATCTTTTTCAGTTGTACCTGTATTCCAAATACATATACGAAACATATCACACATATCCCACAAAATTAATTTTTAATATGTTTAAGCTCGGAGAAATGAAAATCGTAGATTTTAACAAGAGTGAATACGAGAAAGCTTTATCTTGGGCTGAGGCTTCCATAAATGAAATTCTTGAGGAGGAATGCTGGTTAGATAAAGTGTTCGTGCAGTATGCCGCTAAAGACAAAAATATCAATAATTACAAGTGTGATGATTTCTTTTGTAACAACCTTTGTTCGGTACGGGCATTTTGTGAGCGTTCTAAAAGCTATACTGAAGATGACGATTTTGATTTTCTTGAGGAGTGATTATGTTTGCTTATTGAAAAGGACAAAATTCATAAAGCAAAAGAGAAATTAGGAGAGAAGAATGCTTTTGAAATAGCTCAAATTTTAGAAGTTGAAAATTTTGATGAGAGTCGTCTGAGAGCATGTTGCCCTTTCCACGAGGAAGATACTCCAAGTTGGATTTACAATCCAAAAACATATAATTTTCATTGTTTCGGATGTGGTATATCGACTGACATTATTGATGCTTATATGATTAAAGGACATACATATTTGGAAGCAGTTCAGTATTTATTTGAAAAAGCAGGCATTAAATATGCGTTTGGAGAGATGGGTGTAAAGACTAAAACCCAGTACCGATACCCAAAACCTGTAGAATGTCACTCAAAGAACAAAATCGAAGAATACTTAGGTTTACGAAAAATATCACCAAGCACAATTGACTATTGCGATATTAGACAAGACTCTCATGAAAATATAGTGTTTAACTATTACGACACGAACGATGTGCTTACTTTGGTTAAATACCGACCAAGCCATAAGATAGATAAGAGCAAAGGTGAAGTAAAAACATGGTGTCAAAAAGATGCAGATACAAGTCCAATATTGTTCAATATGAATCGTGTTAATGTTGACAGTCCTTTGCTAATATGTGAAGGAGAAATCGATTGTGCTTCAGCTATAGAAGCGGGGTTCACTAATGCAGTTAGTGTCCCGCTTGGGGCTGGAAACTTTCATTGGATTGAATATAATTGGGACTGGTTAGAACAATTCACCGATATTATTGTATGTGCAGACAATGATGAAGCGGGACAAAAAATGATTAAAGAGGTTTCAAGTAGACTCGGAAACTGGCGAACAAAGATTGTGCAGTTACCTACAAAGGTAACCAAATCAGACGGTAGTCAAGCTTTTATTAGCGACCTTAATGAGACATTGTATTGGTTTGGAAAAGAATATGTGCTAAAACTTATTCTGGATGCAAAAGATTCGCCTGTTGATAGCGTTATTGATTTTTCAGACATTGAAGATGTTGACCTCTCTCAAATTGATGGTATTTATACTGGCATTACAGAGTTAGACAATAAGCTAATGAAAATGTTTTATGGCACAGTTACAATTCTGACGGGCACTAATGGCAGTGGTAAATCATCTTTATTGTCACAGTTTATATGTCAATCGCTTGACCAACAAAAGTCTGTTTGGTTGTATTCTAAAGAGCTCCCTAATTCGATGATGAAAAACTGGATTGATTTTATATTTGCAGGTAGACATAATATCGATCAGTTTCATGACAGTAAAGGAAGTGTATATTACAAAGTTAGTAAAAGTGCTCGTACTAAAATTGATGGATATTATAAAAACCGTCTTTATATTTATAAAGACGATTATGACAACTCAGTCGATAATATCAAAAAATCAATGGAGGATTGTGTTAGGAAGTATGGCTGTAAAATGCTCATATTGGACAATCTTACGGTCATCAATCTTGGAGCTACCGATAACAATAAAAACGAAACACAAAACGCATTCATGTCTTGGTTGACCAAATTTGCAGCTACATTTCAAGTTGTTATTATTTTGGTTATCCATCCACGAAAAGGACAGCAGGTTACTCGCCTTTGTAAATATGATATTGGTGGTTCTGGAGGTATGTTAGATCTCGCTCATCGAAGTTTCTCGTTATATAGAGTGAAACCTAATGAAAAGCAAACTGGTGACGAATTAGTTAAAAATTATGATGTTATATTGGATGTTTTAAAAGATAGGATGAGAGGACAAGAGAATTTATCAATTCCAATGTGGTACGATCCACCATCTCGTAGATTTTACACCAACGAAATGGAGTTTGGAAAACAATACGCATGGGATAAGAATAAGTACACAGAGTCTATTCCTTTCCCGCATCCAAACGAGACAAGTGAAGTGTTCGGAAAGGAAGATTAATATTATCGACAATTATGTTGCTTACCATATACATACAGACTATTCTCTTAAAGACAGTGCTACCAATTACAAAGATTATGTTGATAAAGCAGTAGAGTTGGGGCAGCATGCAATTGCATTTTCAGAACATGGCAATATACAAGGCTGGGTTAAGAAGAAAATGTATTGTGACTTAAAAGGCATTAAGTATATACATGCAGTTGAGTGTTACTTAACAAAAAATCATGCAGACAAAATCCGAGACAATTATCATACAGTTCTTATTGCGAAAAACTATGAAGGTGTTAAGGAACTCAACCGGCTTATAAGTCTATCAAGAACTGACAAAAATCATTTTTATTATGTTGGTAGAATTTCGTTTGAAGAGTTTCTTTCACTGTCTGACAACATTATCAAAACAAGTGCCTGTCTTGCTTCTCCGTTAAATAAATTACCTGTAGAAGATACATGGTATGAACAATTAGTTAAAGGGTATGATTATCTCGAAATTCAACCACACAATTGCAAAGAACAAATTGAATACAATAGACATTTAGCGTATCTGTCTGAGAAATATCATATTCCGCTAATAGCTGCAACAGACGCTCACTCAGTTAATTCTTACAAAGCAGAGTGTAGGCAAGTAATCTTAGATGCTAAAAAACAACATTACGAAGGCGAAGATAAGATGGACTTAGTGTATAAGTCTTACGATGAATTAGTGAAAGCTTTCGCAGCACAGGACGCAATACCGAGTTCTTTATATATAGAGGCTATTAACAACACCAATGTTATGGCAGATAGTGTCGAAGAGTTTATGCTTGATACATCGATTAAGTATCCTATTTTGTATGGTAGTGCTGAAAAAGACGAACAAAAATTTACTTCATTGGTATATCAAAAATATCAAGAGAAGCTTGATAATGGCGTTATTTCATCAGAAGAAAAGGATAGATTTGATAAAGCAATACCTGAAGAACTAAGAGTCTTTAAGAAAGTAGGTATGTCGGGTTTTATGCTTTCAATGAGTGAAATTCTCTCACATTTCAGAAATCAAGGTAAACCAATAGGTTTTTCAAGAGGTTCAGTTGGTGGTTCAAGAACAGCGTATGTTGCCGATATTATTGACTTAAACCCTGAAAAATGGGGTACAGTATTTTCTCGATTCTGTAATGAAGACAGAGTAGAAGTAGGAGATATTGATGTTGATGTTGTAGAATCGGATAGACCAGAAATGTTTGAGTATATTATAGATAAATTCGGTAAAACAAAAACAGCCAGAGTCCCTACATATTCGACACTGAAAGATTTGGCTGCTATTGATCTGATAGGACAAGCATTCCGACTTAATTGGGAATTAAGCCACCCCAAAACCGATTTTAGTGAGTGTGAATACTCTATTCAAAAAGTCAAAGAAATTAAGCAATGCTTTAACACCGATCCTGATTTAGCAAGACAAAAGTATCCGAAATTGTTTTATTACTATGATGGCTTGTTAGGTATTAAGCATGCACAGTCGGTACATCCAGCAGGAATTGTTATTAGTCCAATTACTTTAGCTGACAATTACGGTGTGTTCGAGAAAGATGGCTACTGTACTCTTCAGATTGATATGGATGAAATTCATGATGTAGGATTGACCAAGTATGATTTGCTTGTATTAAAAACAGTGCAAGTTATTAGTGAAACTTGCAAATTCGCTCATTTACCTTATCCAAAATCTCACGAGATTGATTGGGATGATCAAAATGTATGGGAAAGCATGTTAGAAACTACAGGTTCTATTTTTCAGTTTGAGTCTCCATTTGCTATAGATTGTTTAAAAAAATATAAGCCTAAAAGTATTTTGGATATGGCAATAGTCACGGCTGCTATTAGACCATCAGGTTCTTCTTACAGAGAGGAACTATTTAAGCATATACCTCATAAAAATCCGTCAGAGGTTATAGATAAACTGCTTAATAAAAACAATGGATATTTAATATTCCAAGAGGACACAATTAAGTTTCTTCAAGAAATATGTGGGCTGTCGGGCAGCGAAGCTGACAATGTGCGTAGAGCAATCGGACATAAAGATGAAAAGAGATTGGCTAAAGCGTTACCGTCAATACTTGAAGGTTATTGTCATAAATCAAACTCTCCAAGAAATGTTGCAGAACTGGAAGCTAAAGAGTTCCTTCAGATTATTCAAGACAGTGCCAGTTATCAATTTGGTATGAATCATGCCATTGGATACTGTATGATTAGTTATTTGTGTGCTTATTATTACTACTATTATCCGTATGAGTTTTGCACAGCATATTTAAACTGTGCAAAGAATGATGTACAAATACAGACGGGAGAAAAAGCTGCTAAAGCAAAAGATATTGAAATTACATTGCCTAAATTCGGAATTTCGTTAGGAAACTATTATTTTAACAAAGACCTTCATGCAATTGCAAAAGGTATTGGTTCAGTTAAGTTTTTATCTGAAGAGGTCGCCACAGAACTTTTTAAAGTTTACAACCAACAACCGACCAGTTTTATAGATGTAATTCGTCTCTCTGACCAAGAGACTTCTGTGGGACTATCTAAAATAGAAATTTTAATTAAAATAGGTTTCTTCGACCACTACGGAATTCAATCGAAACTATTATACATACTTGCAACTTACCAATTCTTTAGAGCATCTACCGGCAAGGGATTTCGCAAGAATATTAAGAAGTCCGCATTACAAACAGAGCATTTTGAATTGTACGACATAGTAAAAAATAATAGTACAGACTTAAAGAAAGATAACACTATTAAAGAATCGTTCACTATTCAAAACATAGATAACATACTAAATGGCATCGAAACTATTGCAAATCAAATGAATTTCAAGTCTTGGAATTATAAACGCATTATTCAAACACAGGAAGAATATTTGGGGTATATTGATTTAACCACACACAAAGCTGGAGATAGACAGAAACTGCTCGTAAAGAATGTCTACCCTCTTAAAAACAAACAAACTAACGAGGAATTTGCAAAAAGAATTTCGTATCGTTCGGTTGGTACTGGAAAAGAAGGAAGTTTAACATTAAAACACTATCTTTTTGCATCATTGCCATTGAAACAATATGATGTAATTTATGTGCCTTTAGACGGTATTTACAAAGATAAAAAGGGGTATTGGAATTTAACAAAATATAAATTGCTAAATTAAGAAAGGTGATTGAATGAGGCAAAAAATTGAACTTGTTACATTTAAGGATGTATTGAATTTTACAGAAGCTGTAAGTCAGATTGACGAAGAAGTAACTCTTATCGGTAAAGACGAAAATGGCAAAGATTGGTCTATCAGTGGCAAATCATTTCTTGCAACTCTTGTTCTTGCAAACGGTGTTGAAAGAGCTGAAAGAGCAAAGATCAAAGCAGCACATAATGTTGATTGGAATACCATTACTTGTGTGTGCGACAAGGACATTTACTCAGTAATTAGTAAGTGGGCAGTAGGCTCGGTTATGGAGTAAGCTATGGAAAACAAAATACATAGAACAGTAATGTTACATATTCAGCTTCAGCGAGATGATTTTGACAATTTTCTTCACATAGCAGATGAATTAATGAGTGGCATTATTGAAGTAGCACAAGGCAAGGAAGTGTTGTCGGGTAAAAGTCTACTTGGATTAATGCTTATAGACACAAATAAGCCACAAACACTTATTATCAGAGGGTTTTTCACTGATGATTATGTGGACAAATTTAGAAAATGGGAAATTAAGGAAGGGTGATTATATCCGATTTGGTAAGAAGATAGTAAGTTTATGGGTAATGTTAGGTATGATGTTTGGCTTTTCGGCTTGTGGAGAACCAAACATCTCCACCCCTGACACTGCAACACGAGATACAGCCACTAAAGATACGGTAGCCAAACCAACAACGCAACCTACAACCGTGCATGTCACGACAGAACCAACAACAGTAAAACCAACTGAGAAAACTAAAAAAGACAAGAAGAAGGTTAAAACAACCTCTTCTCCTACAGAGCCGCCAACAGAAAAAGCTGAAGTTCAAACAGAAACAAAAACTATTACAAAATCAAATAATACATATAACACATCGTCAGATGAGGTAGATTTGTTGGCAAGAGTAATTTATTGCGAAGCGGGTAATTGTAGCGAGTATTGTCAGTGGCTGGTAGGTTCAACGGCAATGAATTTAGCTGATAGCAACGGTGGATTGAGAGCAGTAGCTTTTGATTATAATACATTCAATGTGGCAGGTGTTCTTTACATGAGAGATCCGAGCGAGTTGTCTTATTCGGTTGCTCAAAGGATATTGAGTGGTGACAGAGATTATAATGTCAAAGCGTTCAGAATGAGTTATTATCATTCATTTGGAACACCGTATGCAGTGGTAGATAATGTTTATTTCAGCAGTTACTAAAAGGAGGCAATGATGGTTGTTAAATCAATTGTATTAGTTCTCGGAGCTTCAGGCTCTGGTAAGGATTACTTAGTAGACAAAGTTTGTAAGGAATATAATCGCAAAAAAGTTGTATCTTATACGACAAGACCAAGAAGAGATAATGAATCTCCAAACTCACATATTTTTGTGACAGATGAGGAGTTTGATAAACTGACCAATATCGTGGCTTATACCGAGTTTAACGGCTATAGATATTGTGCAACTCAGCAACAAATTGATGACGCTGATTTTTACATAATTGATCCGAGAGGATTTGAAGATTTCAAGAATAATTACAAAGGCGATAAACTAATTGAATCTGTACTGATAGATTGCCCTGCTGTTGAAAGATTTTTGAGAATGAAGAAAAGGTATAAAGACAGCAAAACAGGAACTGTAAAAGCTATGGAGCGTATTATTAACGACCGTAAAGAGTTTAAAGATATTGAAGAAAAAATTAACTATGTAATTTCAAATCGCACCGAGGAAGATGCTCAAAAATGTATGTTCTTTCTCAAAGCAATATCAGAAGCTATAACACCATGTTTTATAACACAGAATGGGTAAACAAGTTTGTAGAAGGACAGGCAAAATATGACAAAGAGAAAATACGATAAAGTTAATAGAGGTGGATTAAATGATTGATTGTACAAAAACTGAAAATTACTTCAATGAAAAGTTGAGGATGACGAAAAAACATAAACGAAAGTTCGGTGGATATCTGTGTGAACTTCATTGTCCTGACTGCCCTTTGAGTAGCTCTAATAATGGTTCAAGTGATATGTTGTCGTGTTCCGACTTTGAATCGTTTTACCCTGAAAAGGCTATTTTAATAGTCCAGCGGTGGAGTGACACACATCCGCAGAGGACTTATTTGAGCCAGTTTTTGGAACATTATCCAAATGTTCAGCTTTATGATACTGGAATACCCAAATGGATATGTCCATATCATTTAGGACTAATGAGCAAAGATAATTGCAGAAAAGACCATAACTGCATTGAATGTTGGAATCAGCCTATTCCTATTGAGAAAGACGAAGAGTGATAACAAGAGATAGCCTTGAGAAGTATCTTGATAGCGGAGTTTTTCACAAAGAAAATTAATGAAAGAGGTGTAAAAATGATAAAGTATGAAAGTGTTTGTAATTCTGATGTGCTTGATGAAATCAAGAGTGGAGGATCTGTCTTTTTACTCAACAGGGCAACAAACGATGTTAAATGGGTAAATAATATGACTGTAGATAGCCTTATAAAAGTTTTTAAGCACGACAATAAAGACAACAAATATGATTTTTACAAGAAAGTGGAAGTAAATGAAAATTTATCAGTGTGATAGTTGTTACAAAATTATCGAAAATCCGTACATAGTTAAAATGAAGGAATTTTATATTGATAATACACATTCTATTCAGGATGAAAATTCCATTGAAAGCAAGAGGAAAATTAGAATACATCTATGTGGCGAGTGCTATAAAAGGCTTATATCTTATTGGCAAATTGTTGCCAAAAGAGGAGAGGAAGTGAAATAAATGAGAGTTTATCAGTGTGATAGTTGTAACAAAGTTATCCAAGACCCGTACATAGTTAAAATGAAGGAATTTTATGTAGGGATTGACACTGAATACTTTACTCGGATTAAAACTCCTATCGAATGCAAGAGGAAAATTAAAATACAGCTGTGTGATGAATGTTACAAAGGCTTAAACCTCATTGCTGAAAGAAAGGAGCGTGAAAATAATGGCTGAAAAAGAATACATAGAGCGTGAAGCATTACTCAATGCTGTAGAAAACGCTATGGATGATTGTGAATATTATGGTGAGTGGGAAGATTGTATATCCTGCTATAACAACGATATTCTTGATGTGATTGAAAAAGTCCCTGCCACCGATGCACAAAAAGTTGTAAGATGTAAGGACTGTATATACTTCTCAAAAGATACATTTGGGCAGTCGGTTTGTACAAGGTTATTCAACCACTTCTGTATGAACCCAGACGATTTTTGCAGTTACGGTGAAAGAAAGTATGGTAATGGTAATGGCTGAATGGATACATGATTATGATTATGATGGAGATTATTATTATTGTTCTGAATGTGGACATTATTTAGAACCGTATGAATTATTGCCACATTTGATAATACCTAATGAATGTCCTGATTGTGGAGCAAAGATGGATAAGGAGTAAACGAAAGGAATGGGGAAGATAAATGACGGTTTCTGAATTGTACCATTTGTTGCAATATTTAGTGGCTGATGGGAAAGGCGATTATCAGGTCACTTGTGAAGCTTTTACTGTTGGCACTGACGATGAAATCGAAATAGATAATAACAATAAAGAGATTTCATTTTGAAAGGTGGTGATGTATATGCTTGTAAACAGCAACACTGATAAATAAAGTTAGGAGGAATTGAATGAAGCAATTTGAAAAAACAGTGTATGTCAGCCACAAATACGGTGGTGACAAAAACAATCTCAAAGAGGTTGAAGAAATAATTAAAACACAGCAAAAGAAACATCCGAATTATATGTTTATTTCACCGTTACATATGTTCAGCTTTTTATATAACGATATGTCTTATGAAGATGGGCTTGAACTTTGTCTGTACCAGCTTGCCGAGTGTGATGAAATATGGGTGACAGGCGAAAAATGGTACGATTCAACAGGTGTTATTAAGGAAATTGAGTACGCAAACACACATAAAATTGATGTTTTATTCGTAAAAAACGCAGAAGATAATCCACGCAAAGTTGAAGGTTATGATTATGTCAAAGGTTTGATTGATGGAATAAAGGCGAACAAAGTTAGTAGTGATAAGACACCTGTGCTAACAGCACCAGTTATACATAAATATGATAATACATGCGAGAACACTAAAAGTGCATACATAAATGAGGACAATATTATTCGTACATATATAGTTCATAGTGTTGATCCTCTTGTAAGGAATTTTATGAATATATGTGGTGTACAGATTCTTACCAAATGTCCTTTCTGCAAATCTGTAAATAAAATCACACTTAAGGATAAAAGTCCAGTAAGCATACCTTGTAACAATTGTCATAACCTGCTTAACTTTAGTCATCTTACATATGGTGATATTCTCAGGAAGCATGGGTGATAGGTATGAAAGTAATTAAACGAGATGGTCGAGAAGTTGATTTTGACCGCAATAAGATTATTTCTGCGATTGGAAAAGCAAATAGTGAATCCCATGCAAACCACGAAAAAACATTGTCTGATGATGAAATTAAAAATATTGCTACAAGAATTTATGACAAGCTCAGACGAAGTAAGAGAATTTACTCAGTTGAAGATATACAGGACTTAATTGAAGAATACATAGATAAATACGGCTGTTTTTCTTTGGCAAAAAGATACACACTTTACCGATATAAACAGAGCTTAATCCGCAAAAAAAACACTACTGATGATGCAATCCTCTCATTGATTGATTTAAGTAATGAGAACATCAAACAGGAAAACTCAAATAAAAATCCCACTATTATTCCTACACAGCGTGACTATATGGCAGGCGAGGTCAGCAAAGATTTGACTGATAGAGTTTTACTTCCTCAAGATATCGTTGAGGCTGACAGAGAAGGAATTATTCATTTCCACGACAAGGATTATTTTGCACAACACACTTATAATTGTTGTCTGTGTAATCTTGATGATATGCTCCAGAACGGGACGGTTATCAGTGGCACTATGATTGAAAAACCACATAGTTTTTCAACGGCTTGTACAATTGCAACACAGATTATAGCTCAGGTTGCCAGCAGTCAATATGGTGGACAGAGCATCAGTCTTACTGCCCTCGCACCGTTTGTGGATATTAGCCGACAGCACATTAAAGATGAGTTAAGAAGAGAGTGGACTCAGTGTGGATTTGAAACTGACGACAATAAGATTGCCGAGATAGCCGAAGAAAGACTTCAGAAGGAAATTAACAAAGGTGTTCAGACAATCCAATATCAAGTGGAAACACTTTTAACAACTAATGGACAAGCTCCTTTCATCACAGTGTTTATGTATCTTAACGAGGCTAAAAACGAGCAGGAAAAGCACGACCTCGCCATGATTATCGAAGAAACACTTAATCAAAGATATAAAGGCGTAAAAAATGAAAAGGGTGTATGGATTACACCTGCGTTTCCAAAGCTTATTTATGTGCTTGAAGAGGATAACATTACTGAGGACAGCAAGTATTGGTATCTTACGGAGCTTGCTGCAAAGTGCTCGGCTAAAAGGCTTGTTCCAGATTATATATCTGAAAAGGTGATGAAAAAGCTAAAAGAAGGAAATTGTTTCCCTTCGATGGGTTAAACGGCTCATCTAAAACTCCGTGAACATAAATCAAAATGGTGTGCATTACACGAATAGGAACTGTAGGAAATGACAGTTAAGTAGTGTGCTAACAGGGGACTTTTGGGGTGAAATTTAGACTTGAACTATCCTGTGCCAAGACGCATATGCGTAAGGTCAAGAGACTATCGAAAGCATAGCACAAATAGCTTTGTGTGATGAAGTGAGTAGAGTACATCTGAACAATGATACAGATGGAAGTGCGGAGTGAGCGAGTTAGCATAATAACTCCCAAAGATATAGTCCAGGCTGTTGATACCGAACAGTCAGTGTAGAAGCTTTTTATCACCGTACAAAGAAAATGGTGAATACAAATTTTATGGCAGATTCAACAAAGGCGTAGTTACAATTAATCTTGTTGATGTAGCCTTATCGTCAGGTAAAGATAAAGAGAAGTTTTGGAAGATTTTTGATGAGAGGTTGGAGTTGTGCCATAAAGCCCTCTTGTGCAGATATGAGAGGCTGAAAGGAACAGTGTCGGATGTAGCTCCGATTATTTGGCAACACGGTGCATTAGCAAGACTTCAGAAAGGTGAAACCATTGATAAGTTACTTGTTGGTGGTTATTCGTCAATATCTCTTGGTTATGCAGGATTGTATGAGTGTGTAAAGTATATGACAGGCAAATCTCATACAGATCCGGAAGTGACACCGTTCGCACTTGATATTATGAGATATATGAACAAAAAGTGTGATGAATGGAATGAGCAACTTGATTTAGGTTTTTCGCTGTATGGTTCTCCAATTGAAAGTACGACTTACAAGTTTGCAAAATGTTTACAGCGAAGATTTGGCATTATTGAAGGTATTACAGATAAGAACTACATTACAAATAGCTATCATGTAAATGTCAGAGAGCCTATTGATGCCTTTGCAAAACTGAAACTTGAATCACAATTTCAGGCATTAAGTTTAGGTGGAGCAATTAGTTATATTGAAACTTCTAATTTGCAAAATAACACAGAAGCTGTCCTGTCTGTTATGCAATTTATCTACGACAATATTATGTATGCTGAACTCAACACTAAAAGTGATTACTGTCAAGCGTGCGGATATGACGGAGAGATTGATGTAATAGAAAATGAAAACGGTAAACTTATTTGGAAGTGTCCAAACTGTGGCAATACAGATGAAAGTAAATTGAACATCTGTCGGAGAACTTGTGGGTTTGTTATAAGCCCACTTTAAACCGAATAAACTGCGGGGAAGTCCCCATAACCTTAATGGCTACAACATAGCTGGAAACGGCAAGTGTGAATGCGGTATAGGATTAAATCTGTCAGTCTGATAGGATAGAAACCATAAAAACATTAAGCAAGGGATTACCGAGTGTGCAAGTCACTCTTACGCAACGAAACTCCTTAACAGGCAACGCTGATGGAGGACGCTCAACGACTATAATTTCGGGGAATTGTTTCTTATGCAAACAATGATATTGTATAGTCTACTCCCCTAATAAATATCGGGAAACCGAGGGTATAAAAGGATATAGGAACTAACTTCTGGAATCAAGGAAGAACACAAGAAATCAAAGAAAGATATGTGCATTTAGGTGGCAACGACGAGTGAATTATATAAAAATCACTAAACACGATATTGCCAATGGAGTTGGAGTCAGAGTTGTACTATGGGTAAGCGGTTGTACCGTTCATTGTTGCAACTGTCACAATCCTTCGACTTGGGATTTTACAGCCGGACAACCATTTACTAATGACACTATGACAGAATTACTTGAAGCGTTAAGTCCTGATTATATATCGGGGCTAACGCTCTCAGGTGGGCATCCATTGGAGCAAGCAAATCAACAACAAATATCTAATATTGTAAAAACGGTCAAGACCAAATTGCCAAGCAAAACAATATGGCTATATACAGGTTATACATACGAACAGATATTGAGATCTAAGTTTATTGTAAACGAAATCTTGCCTTATATAGATATTCTTGTTGACGGCAAATATGATGAGTTGCAAAGAGATATTTCTCTTGCTTGGTGTGGCTCAAGAAATCAAAGGATAATCAAAGTTCAAGAAAGTTTGAAATTAGGACAAATAGTAACACTATAAGGAGATGGTAAATATAGATTATTTGAAAAATCCTTTTAATTATATTGGCGGTAAATACAAATTGCTGCCTCAGATTCTACCTCTCTTTCCGAAGACAATTGATAAATTTGTAGATTTGTTCGGGGGGGGTGGAGAAGTTTCACTAAATGTGAATGCAAAACAGGTTGTGTATAACGATAAATGTAAACCGCTCGTTAATATCTTCAGAAATCTTGATAGCAAATTCGTAGACGAAGTTAAAGAAATGATTGATACATACAAACTGAACAAGTTTAGTAAGCAAGAATTTCTTAATTTAAGAAGTTACTATAATACAAATCTGAAAGATAATCTTGATAGAGAAAATGCAGTAGTTTTATATTGCTTAATTACTCACGCATTCAACTATCAAATAGCCTTCAATAAGAGTAGAGAGTTTAATATGCCATCTGGCGCAAGCAGGTCTTACTTCTCTAAGTCATTAGAAGATAAACTTGTAAAATACATAGAAGCTATCGACAAGAAAAATATTAGTTTTTACAGTAGCGATTTCCATAATTTGAATTTAGATTCGCCAGAATTTAATGACACTTTCTATTATTGTGATCCGCCTTATCTTATTACTGTTGGTGGATATGAACGAGATTATTTTTGTAAATGGTCAGAAGATTATGAGAGAGAACTTCTTAATTTACTTGACATTATTAACTCAAAAGGTGGCAAATTTGCTTTGTCGAATGTTACAGAACACAAAGGCAAAGAAAATACAATTCTTAAAGAGTGGAGCAAGAACTACAACACACATTATCTAATCAAAGACTACAATAATTGCAACTATCAAACTAAGGTAAAAACAGGCAACAGTTCAATAGAAGTTTTAATCACAAATTATTAAAGGAGATGACGAAAATCAAAACAGCTAAAGAGTTAGAAGATACAATCAACTTTTTTACACAAACAACAGAAGATTTTCAAAACAATATTAAAAACGAATCATTGCACGACTACGAAACACAAGATATCTTACATAAACTTGAACTTGAAGATGTGTCATATCACGACACTGCCAAACTTGGGAAAGCTTTAACGAAAGTTAGAGAGAACCGTAGAAAAGCAAAAGATAGTGTAGAACTTAATGCTCCATTAGTAGAATGGATTCAGTCACATTCTGATGCGTTAAAATCATTACAGAAAGTTCTTGGAGAGATCAGAAAAATTGAGGACAAACAGCGTAGAAGAATGTATGTCCCAAGAACGAAGATTGTTGAGGAGGTAATTCATTGATTAATACCAGTTGGGCATTTAAAGAAAATGCCGATGCGCTCGCAAAAGAAAATTTAGAAATACATAAGCAGCTTGCTCCAAAAGCAAAACAAGTATGGAAGAATTTTTACACCCAAAAATACGATATAACTCAAGACGATATGAAAAACTATATGTGTTATACATCGCAAGGCTACGGCTACGGCAATGTCACTTATAAGATTTTGAGTAATCCGTTTAACTTTACAGATGACGAACAGGCTCTGATTTGCGATGGTGGCAATCTTTGTTTCGGCTATCGTAAATTGGGCAACTTAATTACGATTTATATAGATTAAATTGTTCCAATTCAACATTAGTTAGCTTAGATACACAACACAAAAACAAGAAATGAATGTTTGCTTCAATGGAAAGGAGAACGATAAATGATTCATTTTGTGAGCAGAAAACAGATTGACGCCATCATTAAAGAGTGTCAAAAGTTAGATGAGCTAATGGTACTTGTCGTAATGCAAGAAGATGGAAGTGGTTTTACTGTTGTGTGTGATCATATTGTATCGCATTGTGATGATTTGATTTACACACACATAACGAAAGGATATGCTTCGTTTGTATTTAGCAATAATAGTAAGATTGAGGTGGTTACAGACAAATACAAAGGTAAAGGTAAGAAATACAATAGTGTGATTATAGACAAAAACATTGACTCGGAGCTTATTAAAACCTTCTGTGCTCCGTTCAACCTATCTTACAAAGAAAAAATGGAATTAAGAAGGAGAATGATAAATGTATATTGTACAAGTAAGACACATACAGGATAAAAACGCAAAAAGATATACATACAAAGTTCCAGATAACGAATCTCTTAATAAAGGAGATATGGTTCTAACACGAAATGTTAATGGCAAAGAGAGTGTTGCGATTTGTGTTACAGATAGCGAAAACCTTTCGACTAACGCCATTGATATGATTATGTGTGGTGCTGAAGTGCTGAGTGAAGTTATTGGAATATATAAAATTCATAAGTTTAAAACTGAATCCGAAATAGATTTAAAAAATACCGTAGGTGAGTGCACGCAAGCAATAGCAAAATATCATACAGTAACAAATCCAGAGGTGTAAAAATGGCAGATAAAACACGAGTTTTAAAAAAACAGGAGTGATGCTATTGATTGAGATTTACAGAAAAGGACGACTTAACACCGATATTAAAGATTTTTCATGTAAATATTGTAGCTGTGGCTTTACAGCTACGAAAGAAGATTACGAGATTCATTATTATCCTGTAGATAGTAAATTTTTCTTTTGTGCGAAATGCCCATGTTGCTGCCAAGATGTAATAACGGAGGAATTTTAGATGATAAGTAACCCAGAACACGGTTGGTGCGACATCCAAATTGGCAATTGGAGTGGCAAACTCAGTTATATAGACATTGATGAATTACTTGCAAAATCAAAAATCAAGGTTGAAACCGTATTTGACAAAGTAACTGTTGTAAGCTGTAAACTGCCAAATGGTTTTGTAATAGTAGAGGCAAGCGGAGCGGTTGACCCGAAAAATTATAATGAGCAGATTGGTAAAAAAATTTGTATGGAAAGGATAGAAAATAAATTATGGGAGCTTGAAGGTTATGCTCTCACAAAGAAACTTTACGAACGCAACGAAGGTTGTTAAGTTCGGACAGAATGAGGATATAGTATGAGAATAATTAAAAATGGCAACCCAAAAATGAGGGTAATTTCTAACGACACACCAGAGAAAATATGTTGTGATAAATGCGGTTGTGTATTTGAGTATTCTGAATGGGATATACATTGTACAGACACCGAAGCCACAATGTATATTGATTACTCTGAACATATTTACTGTCCTTGGTGTAATGAATATATTGTGCTATTATCAACTAATTAAAAGAAAGATTTTAATATGTTGCAAATGCAACGAAAGGAAAGGTCGTAATGACACACAAGAGACTTAGAAAGCTTTTACAAGCAACAGGTATACAAAGAAACAATGTAGAAGATGTTATTCGCAAATACCGAGAAGATTATTTTTATACAACAAATGAAGATGTTTACAATCGCTATTGTGTGCGTGAACTGTTTAGTGTGGTAGTTGAATTTACAAACAGGAGCGAATGAAATGATTCAAATTATTAGACAAGGTAATTTAAAAGAACCTGTATTTAGATTTGTTTGTCGCAATTGCGGGTGTGTATTTGAAGCCGACAGAGAAAGCTATAAACAATGTTTTACATCATATAATACATTTATTTTTTCGGCAAATTGTCCTTGTTGTAAAACTAATGTGAGCTATGAAGAATCATTGTAACAGATAGGAGATATATGACACAGAAGGAGTATGACAATGATAATAATGGAAAGGAGTATTAAATGATTCAAGTTCTCAAAGAAGGCGATCTTAAATCACCAGTAATTAGATTTAATTGTCTTAGATGTAAGTGTGTTTTTGACGCAGATAAGGATGACTACAAACTGATAGCAACTTCAGGTGACTTAGCATATATAACAAATTGTCCGCATTGTCACAAAAGAGTGGCTCATATGATGATAAAAGATAGGAGATATATATGATTTACTATTTAACTGATAGAACTCTTGCAAGAGCAATTGAGCGTTGCAGTAACGAAAATTATAACTACCTTATTGTCCTTAAAGATAACAGCAATTTCGTCAAAATTGCTGTTTCGATTCTCGAACAGGCGATTATGAGCGATACATACTTAAATACTTCGTCATATTTAACCTATGACCGTATTTCCTTTAGAACAGGCACAATCACCATCTATAAAGATTCGTTAATTACAAACGATTTTAAGGGCGTTTATGATGAGATACTCGTTGACGAATGGGTAGAAGATAGTAAATGGGAAATCCTTGCCAAGCATACAAACAGTCACGGTTCATATAAAGAGAAGTATAAGTCAAAGGAGGAACTTAGTTTTGCATAAAAACATTGATTATGAGTCCTTACTTAGTTTTGCACAGGACAACCCTAACGCCGGCATATCACTGACAATATCAGAGAATGAATTTGACCAAGTAATTGAGACTATTATATCGGCATTGATTACCAACGAAACACCACCAACACAATTAGTTAGTTATCTGGAATATAGAACTCATCATATCTACATTGAATTTGTCAACGAAGCAACGCTTGAAATAAACACAATTGAGGGGTGATAAAATGAAAAGAAAACCTATCCCTAAACCAGTAAGATTTAAAGTATATGAAAAATACAACGGACATTGTGCATATTGTGGTTGTGAACTTGAACTAAAGGATATGCAAGTTGACCATATTGAAAGTGTGTATTGGTATAACGGTGTAAATGATATTGAAAACTACAATCCTGCTTGCAGAATGTGTAATTTTTATAAATCAACAATGCCTATTGAAGATTTTAGAGGGCAGTTAGGCAAGCTAACTTTAAGACTCGAAAAGACTTTTATTTATCGTTTAGCGAAAAAATATGGTTTAATTCAAGAAGTTGAAAAGCCTATAAAATTTTATTTTGAAAAGGAGGACAACCAATGAACGACTATAAAACCAGACTTTTATCCGAATACAAAGAAGTCGTAGACAGAATCAATAAACTGAGGGTATTTCTTAATAAATGGGACAACGGACAACTTTCGTTTATCCCAAGGCTCTCAAGGGCAAACTATTCAAAAACACTTGAAACAATGTGTAATTACAAGATGCTTCTTGAAAGTAGAATGCTGATGGACAAAATATCCTTTAAGGAGGTTGAAAATGTTTAAATTTAAGCCATACATAACGGTTATTGGGGAAAACGGTTTAACGGTAGATTTTGAGTTGTCACAACTCGGCACCTTTATGGTAAACAATATTGATATTGATAATGGGTTAATTTGGTGCAATGAAGTTTATATTGAAACTAAGGCGATTGATTTATCAGTTCTCGAACGCAGAAGTTCTCGTTTTAAGTTATTTGCTAACACTGTTACACAGATTATTCTGCATCCTTATAGAGCAAAAAGCAAATCTCTAATCTTACATTTAGACACCGATGCCAAAGTTATACATAATAAAGATACGAACACAATTATTATCTCAAACTTATCAAATACAGAGGTGATAGAGAATGGGTAAAATTACAATTCTTCCTGAAACCACAACTGATCCAATCTCTCTTATAGGCAGAAGAGCTGGTATATGTCAGGGTAGGGATATTACAGATAAAGATAAAAACTACAAGCGTGGTCTTGAATGTATTAAATCTAATCACGGTAGAGCATTTGAGTTCGTCAATGTTGAATCAATTATTGAAGGGTACTCTGCCAGAGTGATTAGAGAATGGTATACACATATTGGTGGCAGCCCTACACGACTTCAGAGCAGTACACGATACATAAAGTATAACGATTTTGATTACATTATGCCAAAGTCGGTAAAGACGGAAGAACAGCAGGTTTTGTTTGAAAATACTATTGATACAATTCAACAGGCTTTATGCAATCTTGAAGATAGTGGCGTAGCTCGTGAGGATATGGCTATGTTGTTACCCCTCGGTATGACAACTAAAATTGTAGACAAGCGTAACGCAAGAAATATTATAGATATGTCAAGACAGAGAATGTGCTCCCGTGCTTATTGGGAGTATAGGGAACTTTTTTACGAATATCTTAAACAATTAAGCAAGTATTCAGAAGAATGGATAACTTTAATTGAGATGACAATGATGCCTAAGTGTGAGGAACTTGGATATTGTACAGAAAGATTTAGTTGTGGAAGAAAACCGAGAAAGGATTGATTATTATACAGCAGAAGCATTATTTAGATATTGAGAGACTTAAACCTAATTATTTAGATGCGTTTTCGGAAGGCGATGAAATCGTAATTCAAGAAAAAATTGACGGAGCGAACTTTTCAATTCGTTACGATGCCGAAAGTGATAGTGTTAAGGCATTTAGCCGCAGAAAGGAATTGGACGAAACCAACACTCTAAGAGGGGCTTGGAATTGGTCTCAAACACTTGACAAAGAATTAATTAAAACGGTATTGGGGAGTGATCTTATATTGTTTATGGAGTGGCTTGTACCCCATACTGTAAAATATCCTGATGACAAATACCATAAAGCATATTGTTATGATGTGTATGACACCAACATACAACAGTATCTAAAACAAACAGAAACAGAAAAAATCGTAAGAGAGCTTAATCTTATATTTGTTCCTGTCTTTTATAAAGGTCGATTTACGAATTGGGATGATGTAAAAACTTATATTGGTAAAACACAAATGGGTGGAGAATACGGTGAAGGTATAGTTATAAAAAACCAAACAACTTTAAATAATCCAAACACAAGACTACCATTTTATGTAAAACTTGTATGTGAACAGTTTTGCGAAACAAAAGGACACAAACAAAACCGTATGGTTGATACAGACGCATTAGCCAAAAAAGCTGAAAATCAGCGTTTAGTAAATACAATTGTTACTAAAGCCAGAGTTCGTAAACTTATACATAAGATGGTTGATGATGGTGTAGTACCTGAAAATTGGAGCAATACAGAAATGGGAATAATTGCTAAAAATATCGGAAAAGACATTTATTATGATTGTCTTAAAGAAGAAAAAGATGTTGTTGAAATGGTTGGTCACGAGTTTGGTAAATTCGCTCACAGTTCCGCAATGAGATTAGCAAGAGAAATTCTGTCAGAAAGGGAACTGAACATTTAACAGCAATTAATGAGACGGTTACGATTTATCAAACGAATGGGATAGATTTTTTGAAAACACATTGAAAACTTATGCTAAATATTTAAAAGGAGAGATTATTTGAAAGATTGGACAGGAAATAGTAAAAGTGTTCATTCCGTTTTAGGAGCTTCTAACCACTCTCTTAAAGAGAGGGAAACAAATGATTATTATGCCACAGAACCTAAAGCTGCTGAACTTCTACTTCAAGTAGAAGATTTCGCTCCTAATATTTGGGAATGTGCTTGTGGAGAATGCCATTTGTCTAAAGTATTTGAGGCTCACGGTTACAATGTTAAGTCAACAGATTTGATTTACCGTGACGGAGGAATGTCAGAAACATTCGATTTTTTAGCAGAGTCAAAATCTAATTCGTGGAACGGCAGTATTATTACAAACCCACCTTATAAATATGCTTATGAATTTGTAGAAAAAGCGTTAGATACAGTTACAGAAGGTAACAAAGTGGCAATGTTTCTGAAATTACAATTTCTTGAGGGTAAAAAACGAAGAAAATTATTTGACACTAATCCGCCACAAACAATTTATGTATCAAGTGCAAGACTTTTGTGTGCTAAAAATGGAGATTTTGAAAGCACAACATCAAGTGCTGTAGCTTATGCTTGGTATGTGTGGCAAAAGGGATACAAAGGAAACACAATTGTTAAGTGGATTAACTAAAAGGAGAATGATATGCGAATTATTGTTAATATGATAACAATTATAGTGCTACTGGTATGTGTAGCACTTAACATAGGTGCTACTGTTTATGAACATAAAACTACATATCCAAACAAAAAAGCATTACAAAACATTTATTGGTACACATACCTTATTGTACTTGTAGATATTGGTATTATGTGGGGTGTGCAGATAGGAAGTCATTTTTAAGGAGGTATATATGAAATACATTAAGAAAGCAATGCCGATTGAAGCCTTTCAGTATAAAGGAGACTTTATTGAAAATGAGGAATATTGTATTCCTGAATGGGCGATTAAAGCGTATGAAGATGGCTTGCTTTATTATAAAGATGAAGGAGATTTATATATCCATACGCTTGAAGGTGAAATGAAATGCAGTTTTAATAGCTACATAGTTCAGGGTGTAAGAGGTGAGATTTATGCTTGTAGACAGGATATCTTCGAGGAAACATATATAAAGGTGGAAGAATGAAGAAAAGAATACTTGCTTGTGTTGTGACTATTGTTATGATTTCGGTATTATGTAGCGGTTGTGCATCTGACAAGTTGTCAGCCCCACCCACTGATATGTTTGAATACGCAGGACGAGATACAACGGCTGGTGCCAAAATTATCTATGATAAAGAAACTAAAGTTATGTACGCCGTTGCTAATCACAAATCTATAACTTTACTCGTTGACGAAAATGGTAAGCCAAAACTTTGGAAAGAATAAAATTTAGGATTTAAAAGGAGAGCAAACAAATGGAAAGATTTATTATGCCAAGAGGAACAGGAAAGACATATCAGTTGATTTTAAAAAGTGCTGAAACAAACCAGCCAATTCTTGTACATCACGATATACTAAAGAAACATGTACAAAAAATTGCGAATAACCACAAAATCGAAATTCCCACCCCAATTTCAGTAGGTGATATCTTATGTGGTAAGTGTAGAGGCAGACATTATGATGGGGTGTTGGTTGATGAATTAGAAACAGTTATGAGACAGTTCGTATCATACTTTTTGTCAGCTCCTGTGACTGGATATGCAATGAGTATTGATAACTAAAGGAGTGTTCGATGTTTTACATTACTGGAGATTTACATGGTGAATATGACATACACAAACTGAGTTCTAAACGATTTCCAATGGGTAACAATCTAACACGAGATGATTACCTAATTATTTGTGGTGACTTTGGCTTAGTGTGGAATAATGGAAATTCTGAAATGTATTGGCGAGATTGGCTTAATAACAAACCGTGGACAACCTTGTTTGTAGATGGAAACCACGAAAAATTTCCTTTGCTGAATCATTATCCTATAACTACAAAGTGGGGTGGAAAAGTGCATCAGATTGAAGATAATATTTATCATCTCATGCGTGGACAAGTGTTTGAAATTGATGGCAAAACATTTTTTACAATGGGCGGTGCATCGAGCCACGATATACAGTATCGCACAAAGAATGTTGACTGGTGGGAAGAAGAACTACCAAATGAAGCTGAAATGCAGGAAGGGTTGGCAAATCTTGATAAGCATAACTGGAAGGTAGATTGTGTAATTACGCACTGTGCTCCAACCGGATTTATCGCCACTTGTATCAATATGGGGTACAGTCCGGACACTTTAACCGAATACCTACAGCACATTGATGACAAGTTGGATTATGAACATTGGTATATGGGACATTATCACCTTGATGCTATATTTGGTTCGGATTCAGAAAAGCAAAAGCATATTTTGTATAACTATGTGGATGTGATTGATTAACATAGAAAGGATGACAAATATATGGGAATGGTATTTTTTCTTATATCGCTTTATTTACTCAACGCCAATGGGGTTGTAGTGCCTAACGGATGTTTTATTGCAGTATGGGGTTTCACAATTTTTAGTTCGCTACTCAATATAATATTTGCAATTGTCAAAGCGTTTAGCGATAAAAAATAATTAAGGAGAGTTAAATATGGAAATTAAAATTAAATACTTTACAGACATCGAAAAGATTAAGCAAATCCCGAACGGAGATTGGGTTGATTTAAGGTCAGCCAAAGATGTCACACTCAAAAAAGGTGAGTTTACTATTATTCCACTCGGAGTAGGAATGAAGTTGCCGTTTGGCTATGAAGCTCACATTGTGCCAAGAAGTAGCACTTACAAAAATTATGGTATTATTCAAACAAATCACATGGGAGTAATTGATAATTCCTATTCGGGCGATAACGACCAATGGGGTATGCCCGTAATTGCAATAAGAGATACAACCATACATAAAAACGATAGAATTTGTCAGTTTCGTATCACACAGAAACAGCCTGATTTTGAGTTTACAGAAGTAGAATGTCTTGACACAAAAAGTCGTGGTGGCTTTGGTTCTACAGGCAAGCAGTAAGGAGGAATAACTGTGATTACATATAATGATTTTGAAAAATATCTTACCAAAATTCAAAGAATCCATGAACTTGAAGATAAGATTTTGAATCTTGGTGATGAGTATAGTGATTTGGTTTTAGAATATGTATCGCCATTTGCATATCATGGTGTAACTATGGAAGATGAACTTATTGACTGTCTCGAAAAAGGTTTGAATCTTAAACCTGATGAATACGGTGATACTTGGGTATCCTATTGGGTTTGGGAGACAGATTGCGGTCAAAGAAATACAATTGTAGAAATTGACAATAAAGAAGTAAGTATCGCCGAAATTGCTGACTTGTGGAAAGTTGTTAAATGGGAGATTCAGAATAATTGGAACACCTGTGTAGATAAATTTAACGAAATCCCTTTGATAAGTAATTTTTATGCAGAGGAGACAGAAAGAGCTAATTTAGCCCACAACAAAAAGCAAGAATAA